TAGAGCCTACCTGATACAGAGATAGGCTCTAGGATTGGCTGCTATTGCAATTGTGAATCATCGCATAGCAGGGCGGAACCCACAATTACGTCATAGTCCGCGCCAAAGATGCGAGTAGCCTCTAGATTGAGGCTCTTATCTGTTAGCTTACCCTCTTCATCTATGATCAGAATCTTCCCGCTGTACTTCGGATTCTGAGGATAGACTACTTCGATCATGCTGCAATCCAGCATCTTGTATAACTCTGGTAGATGAAAGCTAATCCCATTCTTCGGGCTAACTTCCGTCTTGGTTGTAATGATTGCCCCGTTTATCTCCTCAACACGATACAACGTTGCCATAGATTTCCTCAGAGTCTAGATGACTCAATCGCCCGACTACTTGAGAATCGGGCGAATGTGTAACCTACTCTGGTATCGAATACAGAGACAAGTGAGAGTTAATCCACTTGACAGGGTTAGTCAAAATTTCATCGGTAATGTACGTGGATTCTATCAAAATATCTTGCTCTGTAATACCTAGAACCTTTGCACGCCATTCCTGATAGTTCGCTGTAGGCTTTCCGCCTGAATAACCTTTGGGCCATCCACCTTGAAAACCATCTGAATAGGCAATTGAATAGGTCAAGTCTCTTGCGACATACACGTTTGCAAGGGCATTGATCGTATGAGCAAGAGAGACCGGACGGGATTCTAACGGTATCGTATACAGTGAATCTCTATCGCCTATCTCAGTCTCATGGTAAAGAATTACTTCGACAGGGCGAATAGCTTGCAGGGCCATAACTAGCGCCATGATCGTAACGCCACGTTCCTGCATTGCCTGTTGACTAATCCCCCCAGAGCAAACGATTCCCACAAAAATGCGAACGGGAGAGACATCCGAGACTTGATTGACTATCCGCCTAAAGGGAGTGGAAATATCCGCGAGATAACTAGGCACGTTGATTACCTGCCCGAATACGTCACTTTTCCAAACTTGTCCCACTGATTCAATAGATGCGTCTAACTTGTCTATCAGTTTTTCAGCCATCGGTACTAGGGATTCATCCCCATTCAAAGCGAGTGTAGCCGTATGGTTTGAATCCCCAGACCATGAACGATCAAAATTCGCTTGTATGGTCTTAAAATACTTGACCATTGCGGGAAGCGAATCGAAGTTACGGATTAGGTTCCGCGAACCATCGTAAGGTGGATTGTAGGGTTTATACATGGCGAACCTGATTCCATTGATCTTCCGTCATCCCCTGTCTAATGACCATTAATTCGACTTGCGCCTGTGGGATGCCAGCGGAAAGTAGAGTGTCGCCTGTGTACGATGCGCGAGGAGTAACAAGGATTTTCAATCCTAGACTCTTCACCTTATGCCGGATGGCGATAACGCGATTAGCCCATTCCTGATTAACACAAAGGGAACGCTCAAGGGATTCATCATACGGCCAATCAAGCCAAACGAAACGGGAGAGTGTAGCAGCATCAAGCTTCACACGTCCGACATAATCAGATGTTCCACCTAATCCAAACGTGTTAGCAGCCGCAAGAATGATGCAATCACGGTCCCGTTTGATAACGCCATCTGGGAAAGCGCAATGCCCGTTTGCTAGTGCCGCATTGAATGACAATAGAGCATTCGCGCTAGAGCCGTCTACTTCATCTAGCAGAAAAATCCCACCATTCTCGTATGCTTCCCTAAATGCCGTTCGGACTAATCGCCCGTTTGCATCCATGTAGCCTAGCAGGGAGTAAGGCTCTGCAATCGCACCGCTGAAGTAAAACTTTAGCCCTAACGCCTCTGCTACCTGTTCCGCTGCTTTCGTTTTCCCACTGCCAGCAGGGCCGATAAGCCAAACGTTGATAGGTGTAGTGCTCCCAGAATGCGCGGCACAAAGTTTTAGCAGCATATCGAACTGCGCGTGAACCTTACCGATGTTTCGAGTCATACTCTCGGTATCAGTCTTGACAGTTACTTCTAGCTCACGCGGAAGAGTCAATTGACTCAATTCAGCTTGAATTGAATCAGAGACTAACTTTTTAACATCATTAAGGTTCGCCTTGACATCAAGCTTTGTCTCAATCAAGGGAAGCAATTCTCCCGCGAATAGCTCCATTAAAGCAGATGCGTTAGACGCGGGTTTCACTGCCATAGCGTTAACTGTTACAGATTCGGGCGATACCGCGATTGCCTTTGATTCTTGAATATGCTCGCTATTCGCGTTAGCATTGATAGTTGCGTTAATGTCAGTGGGAATGTGAGGATTGGCCCAGACGTTATTACAGTCTTGGTGCCAAACTTTCTTGATTCCGCGCCTTGTCCAATTGATATATTGTCCCGGTTCAATCGGTTTCGCGCAATTACCACAGGTTGAGCGATACTTACTAGGGAATGACACATTAGCCTCCGTCCGAAAATTCGGTACTCGGGCAATGATATGCCTTATCTAATCAATGTCAATAATGCTTTTTTAATACCAAACTAATTTTTATTAGCTAGTTTGATTACCTTTATTTTCGTCCGATTGGTAATAATTACACAGTCGAATGAACTATGCAATATCTTGCACACTTCGCCATTTGTTCGCCTGTCAGTCTCAGAGTGAGAATGCCCGTATTCGAGCGTTAACTGATACAGGTAGGATTGGCTCTAATGCGCGGGAATCGCTATGTACTCTCTTGATACTCCCATGAGTTAAATCCTTTAGAATCAATGCCTGATTTTATTCTCTTATTGTTCGCTCTATCTGCCTTTTATTCGCCCACTGTGTCAAAATTTAGACAGGGAGAATATCGAGCAAACATTTTACAATAGTTTACATATAGTTCTATACCCATTCGTGATGCTTTTTAGTTGCCAAAACCTGTTAATATGTTACAATTAATTATGATTTATTTTATACAGGTAGGTAAAATCGGGCCAATCAAAATAGGACATACAATGGGTAATGATATTCGAGACAGATTCTCCTCATTACAAATGTCCAATCCTGAAGAGTTATTTTGTATTGGAACAATCGAGGGAGACAGGGAGCTAGAGAAGACAATTCTAGCAAAATTTAGATGCCACAGGATACGCGGCGAATGGCATAAGCCTGTCCCTGAGCTACTTGAGTTTGTCAAGACCTTCGCAATGGAATGTCATGTAATCAGACCTAAACCTAATCCTAATCGGATTTAGTCAAGTAAGCTTTACATTACGCAATTCTTACTATGTGCAATTTCTTGCATACTGTGTATCGCACAGTGTTCTGAGTTCAGCATAAGGCGAAGTATCTCTAACCTACTGATTCTAATAACCCTATGCTACATTTTTCCACACTCTATTAAAAACTGTAGAATACTCGAAACCTTAGCAATCAAACTGCCAAACTGCCGTTACAGTACGTTACAAGCAAATCATTTCTTAACTCTAAGATTCTAAAGAGATTAAAGGATTGTTTTTCTAGCTTTGACCCCTAGCCGGGGGAGTCTCCCACCTTCACTGTTGAGGCCAAGCTTGGCCGAGCCAAACCCGACTGAAAAGGGTGGTATAGGGGTGCCTTCTAATAGGCTAAGTCCTTTGTTTAGGGTGGTCAGGTCTTAAAGAAAGGTGGTCAGTATATATGTATGTATATGTATATAATTATTGACAATTGTATTTAATACAGATATAATCAATTCATGGATAAAATCGTTTCAGAACGTTATTTATTAAACTCAGGATGGAAAAAAGATGCCTGTGGTTGGTGGATTTCCCCGTTTGGTTATGGTCTAAACGAAGCAATAGAATTACATAAGAATGCTTCTGAGTCTACCGCCCGAGCTATGGAAAAAGAATGCCCGGATTTGATACCACGTTGGCTAAACCAAGAACGTAAAATAAATGTAACAAATACAAAAAACTGGATCAATGCATTTAAAATGCCAGACGGAACTATTCACCTTGTTTGTGGATTATGTATGGCGGTCGATAAGGCATTAACTAATCCAGACAGTACTTGTACCCACGGCCAGAATTTATGAATTATATTAAATACATTTTATTAGCCGGGTTATTAATGGACGGAAGAACAAAACAGATTGATCTGACAATTCCAACTGACTGCATCAAATCAGTCATTCTCGTAGATTGTCAGATGAGTAATCCACCGAAGTGTAGAACCGCTAAGATTGAATATAAGTACGGATGTGAACAGATCAGTTTGAAATAGGCCCGATTTTAGAATTATACTTATTACATTAATATTTTTCTTGATATTATGCCGAATTATGGTATACTTATTAAAGAACAATATATGAAAAGTTATCTTAATGGCTCAAATGTTATAGGATATAGTTGTCTTTATGGCGTGGTGGCCGGAATTCTCGTTCACATACATTCGTATGGTGCAGCAACATTATTACTTACAGCGTGGTCAGCACATATTGCTAAAATGATAGTAATGGGGTATCGAGATTGAAAAGAATTATTAAAGCATTTTATATAGGCTTTAAAGCCGGGTTAAAATGTCCTTACTACAAAAACCCATTAATTGAAGGGTTTTTTAAAGTTCAAAAGGAATTGAATGAAAGTTATATGTAATCACTGTCACGGAAGTGGACATTCAGACCATGAGGCCGATTCTTACTGTCACCATTGCCAAGGGGCCGGATTTATCAATATTGTATCTGTTACAATCGGCCAATTTGCTGATCATGATCCAAAACAAGGAGAAGCGATTGATCATTCTATCGCTACCGGAGAGGGACTATTTACGGATAATAAATGCCTAACTTATTAAAAGCAGTTGTATTTATAGTAGGCGTTATGGGGGCGGCGTTAAGTGCCGTATTTTTCACTATATTAAGTATTCAATATCATTTTATACCGGCGGTATTAGTGCCGCTCGGATTATTTCTAGCATTAGGCGCATGAGCCACATTTGAGGTATAATGACACAATATAACGAAAGAACTAAGTTACCATTCACTGAAGAAGACTATATCGAGCAGACGCTTGCCCGACTTGGCCGGATTGCAAAGAAAGGTATACATCCGGGCCGATATATCTTTTATGAACATGAAGTCAAGGAAGTCTTGAAAGAGTTGATCAAAGAGGTAAAAGAAATGCCCGAATCTAGTTTTGATACACCAGTTAACCAAAGAATAAAAATGCTATGATACTAGATTTCATGTATTACATCGTGTTACCATTTTTAATCATTACAGCATGGGCTGTTTTTGCATTTTATCTCATAGACATGTTTAGAAAATAATACTTGACAAATGTTTTAAACTGTGTTATGATCTATCATGGATCAATTTAAGGCTCATAAGAGAATTTCTTATCTAAAATCGGGCATACGAATTCTTGGTTATCTAGCGCTGTATTATTTACCGATTTTGGTCGGCTGTTTGATCTTGATTTTTTCAGAGATATTTGGTATTATAGAAGAAATGGTGGTAGGATAAATGATTAATTGCGCGGCTTGGGCCTAGTGCATGAAGATCGTCACCCTTGAACATGGGCAGTAAAGCCTAGATATAGTCTGCCCGATATTTTGGAGGAAATATGACCGGCAAAGAATTGCAATACGTAATTGATACTGTAAAACAAGAAGGTCTTGATTATGCTTTTGAAAGCTATAGTGACTATTCAGAAATTAAAGATAAACAATTTCACAAACTTCGCAAGGCATATACTACTGCCGCGAGTGAATTAAGAGAATTTTTAGGTATTGATTAAACGCCCCCTTCGGCGCAATTGTAAAGTCCACTCGGCTACGAACCGGGAAAAGTGAAGGTTAGAGTCCTTCAGGGGGTACCATATTACGGGCTAGCATCCCGTCTAACAACTGCATAATATTTGCCCGAATGGTGGAATGCAGACGCGCAACGTTTAGACCGTTGTCCTTAAATGGGTGGGGGTTCAAATCCCTCTTCGGGTACCAATTTTCAGAGTCGGTCGGACTCTACTACTGATTATACTGACGGGTATAAAAGTCGCAACGTAGATTTTCTGAAACGTGATTGGACCGGCACGATATAAAACCGGTCCACAATTTTCGCATCACTAATTTAATAATAGAAGCCGATCCTCTTAAGATCGTGAGTCCGAGTTTGACTCTCGGGTGATGCACCAAATTCAAAAGCTGGCGCTCAGGTCATTCCTGTTAGCTGAGTTCGATTCTCAGGCACGCGGGATTGGCTGGAACGGCAGACACGACCGGCTCAAAATCGGTTGTCAGAAATGACGTATAGGTTCAAATCCTATATCCCGTACCAAGTTTGCGGCTGTGGTGGAATTAGGTAGACCGGGAAGCCTTAAAAGCTTTCGTCAGAAATGACGTGCAGGTTCGAGTCCTGTCAGCCGCACCAATTTATGAAGTATAATGGTATTTATACAATCGACTATGACGGCACGATTCGGGCACCCGATCTAGATGAAAAGAATAGTAACCCGTTGAAGAGATTTACGACATTGGCCGATTTTGAAGAAGTATTCAATAGTAAGTATAATACGTATAAAGACGGGCCGTATTATGAAAAGCCAAATATACCATAATATATTGTTATTTTTCTTTCTAACGACTTTGGCACTTGAATTTTACGGCCTGTATTCACATAATTACACGTTGTCAGATTTAATCATCAAATACGTGCCAATGAGATTCAGGATTGCAATTTTAGCTTTTCTATGTTATCATTTCTTAGTAGAATATAAGTAATGCTCCTATGGTGTAACGGCAACACGACACCCTTATAAGGTGGAAGCGCCAGATTAGCGCACAATCTAGGTCCGAATCCTAGTAGGAGTACCAAAGCGCGTGTAATTCAACGACTAGAAGCCCGGTCTTTTAAACCGGAGAATGAAGGTTTGATTCCTTCCACGCGCACCAATTTTGCTCCTGTAACTTAACAGAAAAAGTCTCTGTCTTCTAAACAGATGTATAAGAGTTTGAATCTCTTCGGGAGTACCATCTTAAACGGGCCGGAATAGTTCAATTGCATAGAACAAAGATTTCCTAAATCTTAGATTCGGATTGGAGTTCCGATTCTGGCACCATTCCTATTCTTACTAAACGTATCAATTCCTCGGCCTCTTCTTTAGTCCAAGATTGTCCAATAATAGATTCAAAAGCTTTATCATACGGACTAATCATCTTCAAATTAAAATTTTTTGTAAGATACTCTTCCATCTCTGATCTAGCCCGCCATAATTCAGAATTAAATAAAGACCAAGATAAAGCCAAAACCTCTTTAGCTTTATCATAAAAAATTTCAGATCGTGCGTACTTATTAGTCATCTCCATTCTTATCCTCACTAAATCTTGGCATATCCCAATGACGAACGCCCGAAATCGCGCAAACGTCCTCACCATAACAATCTAAACAATCACCACAATATTCACAATAATCGTTACATTCCTTCATCTTTATCCCATTTCTGTTTTCTAATATGGCCCGGCCCGATTTGTAAACAAAAAAATGCCTCTCTTTCTGTTTCCAAGTAGAGAGGCGAACTCAGTCCAACCGGAAGCTTACGCCCCTGCGGCTGCGGACATAGCCAATACATTCGTATTTGCTTTTATTGTTTATATGTTTATTTAACATCGTCCATACTACGATGACACGCAAGTTAAAAATTATTCTGATCGCAATCGAAGCCGTTACACGCCCTCAATAAATGATAAACTCGGGTCCAGACCTACATACTAACCTCAGCTAATACAGTCTTAGAGAACATTTATCATTTATGGTGGACGTGACCGGAGTCGAACCGGTTTCTTACAATAGAACAACTAACCTTCAACGTGCATACTCTTTTGGTGGACATGGTAAAGGTTCCCGACCAATACTCATTAATAAATTATTAACATCAGCAAGTACAGTTATATACTTATTTACACGCAATTTCATCATAACTATTGTCTCTAGGTTTACGACAATAATCACAAAGCATTATTTTGGTCATATTCCTTTACCTTATCCCAATCTACTTCACCTTTCGTCTTCCAATTCTTTCGCCGCTCATCCGTCCTTTCTCGTATGAACTGGCTCAGGTCAGACATACAATCTTCTTCAAGAATGACATTATTCGTAAAGAATGCGTACTTCCTCCACCATGCCATCCATTTTACATGCCCGAGAAATTGGCCGGTTTTCGTTGTTACTTGATACAATCTAGTCTTAGACCCTTTAGCAAGCGGCCCTTTATCGTGGAAGTAAATATTATCGCCCTCCCACCAATCCGGCCCTTTCTCTATAAGCATAACCAATCATATCATTATCGACCTATTTTGTCAACGAAAATATGGTATATGAGCAAAAACAAAAATAATCAATCCAGATAACAAATAAAACGAGACACCCACAATAATTAAATCTCTTATTATTTCTTCCAATAGACCTCCACGTTATAATCTGTCTCCATGACAAGCTTTTTAAACTTCCGAGCAGCGGCTTCTTTAATGCATTGACTGATCAACTTTCCCATTTCTTCACCATGCCGCTTTGGAACCTTAATCAACAACTCATCATGAACCATTTTAATCAACTGTGCTTTATATTCCGGCAAACGGTGCCACAATGTTGCCATTGCAATTTTAATAATTGTGGCGTTCGTGCTTTGAATCGGGTGGTTCTTACCTGCCCTCTCAATGCTTCCAGACATAGCTTTGAAGGCGTTACCAACTTCAAAATCAGTCGGCTTCCTGTGAGTCAATATCCACTTCTCGGAGTCAACATCAGATAGCCCACCTTCCGGCTTACGTCCCGTTTCAATGATAAAATCGCTGATATTCTTATCAGCAATCTTCTTGTCAAATAGAAGTTTTTCTTTCCTGTCTTCCTTCGCTTTATAGAGTGCCCGTTCCCAAGTCGGCTCTGGAAAGAGACGGCGACGGCCATACATATCAAACGACTTCTTTAACATCTTCGCTGACTTACCAGATGCTTCTAAATAGGTCCAGAGGATCGGAAAACTCTGCCGATGCTTCTCTAGAATTTCCTTCGCCCGAGATAACGGTTTTTTCAACTGAGTAGCGAGATTAGACGGCCCCCCACCATAAGGAATCAGGAAGTTCGGAACCTTCGTTTCATCACGAAGTTCCTTATGCTTAGGACAATTACATTTATATCTCTGTGGTTCTCCATCCTCTTTTAACTTGAAATAAGCACAATCATCTAACGCGAGAGTCGGCCATTCATCAGGATATTGAATCTCTGTACAAACCGCATGTAAATCTTCTCCACGATTAAAAGCATCAATCCAAACCGGTTCACCCGACAATTCGGCAAGAATACGAAGTTCAGCCCCACTCATATCGGCCTTTACATAAACCATTTCCTCCCCATCTTCATCAGGACCAACTATAAAGCAGGAACGAATTTCTTTCTCAGTTTTGATATTTTGCCCATTTGGATGTGAACTGCTTGAGCGGCCCGTTTCTGCTTCATACTGATTATACTGTGAATGTAATTTCCCATCGCCCGGATGTAGCCACCCCTCTTCTTTACAAGGATGAGTAGTCCACGTTTGTGTCCATGCCATACCATAAGTATTAATTTCTTTCGATAATTCACGATACTTCTGGATCAGTTTGATAACCGGGAATTGAGAGAACTCCTGAAGCGTATCATCGCCAGTGTCTTTCAACTTCGCTAACGTCTTATTCATCTGCCCGAGTGCTTCTATCAACTGCACGCCGGAATCGTAATTTATTAACGCCTCACCTTCACACTTATCACTCAACTTTTTAATCTCAGAATACTTCCTACGAAGTGCGTAATGCTTCTCTTTCAGTAATTCTTTCTGATGTTTTCTCCCTTCCTCTAATCTGACTTGTTCCTCACGAAGTAACTGCTTCAGTGTTAAGTCTTTTTCTTTCCTGATTTGTGCCCGAAGATTGACTTCTTCATCTGTTACAATATTCAAACTCTTCCACTTCTTTTCAGCTTCATCAAGTTGCTCTTGTGTGATCGTTTCTTTCTTAGAACCAACAATCGGCAAGAAATGACGATCTAATTCATCAAGTGTATTTTTCAAGTCTTGTTTTCGGGCATCAATATTCTTCGTCCACTTCTCTTTATCAATATGCTCCCCATTGATATGCATGTCTACAAATGCGCCGATAGCGTTGTTCTCAATCTCGGCTATTTCACGAAGATCATCACCAAAGAGATACTTCGGAAGATGATCTAATTGCTTCGTCATCTTGCCTGATAGAATAATATTCTGCATCGCTCTGATAGCAAGCGGAAGTCTTGTATCTAACGCGGCATATTCAATCTGCTCTTGTGTCAATGGACCAGTCAAATTGAATGACATCTGTAGCTCTTTATTAATCTGAACACCGAAATAGCGGGCCATCATGTTTTCCATATCATAGAATTCATAATGTTTCAGACTATGATCCCCGGCCCAAATACATCGCTCAACTAATGAACAATCGAAGAATTTCCACGGACGTAACCCGAAATTCCAGCGCGAAGTCATGTACTCGAATGATAAATTTACTCCAACCCACGTAATTTTACCGCCCTCAAGGTGCGGCTGTAACATATCAAATAGTTTTTTTAATTTAGGCGCTTTATTTAAATTTTTACCAAAATATCCTTGACAATTTTGTAATAAATTTGTATCACCATTACAAAGAGAAAGAAAATCTATTACGAATTGTTTATTTTGATTACCAAACTGAAATGTTCTACAATAACGCCAAAAATAATCTTTTGTTGGCAAAGTTTCACAGTCCCAACCAACATGGGACAAAGATTTTAAAAACGCATCAATTAAATCAAAACCATTCTCATCATTGATTATCACTGCTTGCAAGGGCGGATTCAATATTAATGCCTTTGGCTCGTTCATTTTCCTCCACATATTTTACAATATTTTTTAACTCTGACAAAGTGCCGTCGCTTTTAATTCTATTGGCTCTCCATGATATAATACAAATATTACCTTTAATATATCCCAATTCAGGCACTATTCTATCGATAGATGGCGAATTATTTTGTCGGCCTTTTGTACCAATGATAATAGGAATATTTAAAACCGGACAAATAGTGGGAATTACAAAATCATCTTCAGTTAAATTAAAAGATAACTTTAATTTATTCGCCCGCTTTCGTGCATCCCCAAGTAGACGGGTAGAAATAGTTTTTTCATAATATAATCTATGCTTTTTAACAAGTTTTTCTGCATTTTTAGCAGCATATATTTTAACTTTTTTAATTATTTCTTCACGATTTTTTAAATAATATGCTCTCGCATATTCTTTTCGTTCTCGTTTTTTACTCTTACGATAATTTAAATGGCACTCATTACACCAGCACTGTTTTTTCGATACAGTTGAAGAACACAATGAAAATTGATCTTCAAATTTAACTGCCCCACATTTAGGGCATAATTTAGTCATAGGTTAATTATATTATAAATAAATATCAAAGTCAAGTAAAATTTTTAAGTATAATTGACTTTTCCTAACAATATTGGTAAACTAGTAACATGAACGCTTTTACCGTTATGTTTGACGGCAGTTGTGCTCAAAATCCGGGCGGTATGGGCGCTTATGGTTATATCGTATACAAGGGCGCTGAAAAGATTCATGAAGGATACGGTAAAATCGGCCAATGGGACACGATGACTAACAACTTCGCTGAATTTTATGCCCTCTATAAAGGATTAGAATATCTCTATTCTATCACAACCTTTCCTGTAATCATAGTCATAAAGGGCGATTCAGACTTAGTGATCAAAATTATGAGCAATAAATGGAAAGCGCGAAGGGATCGGCCATATTACAAAGCCTATGAAGAAGCGGCCAAATATGTCCGATTATTACGAAACTCGGGCGGGCATCTGACGTTCAACTGGATACCAAGAGAGATGAATCAAGAATGTGACGACCTGAGTAAACGATAGAGACTTTAGACTCTAGTCGAAAGACTCTTGACAAGTGTTGTATAATTATAATAGTAGTAAAATACTGGTAGCTTCCCGGCACTGCGTATACCTTAATTAACGGGCCGATTGTTTGGCCATTTTGTAATTGATACCGATAATTATCAAGTAACAGCGTAATCTGTTATCAAAATGGAATGTTAACCTGATGTAATTCCCGGCGATAGATGGAACCTATACTGAAAGGCATCAGAGGCATCAACTTTATCTCGTATTGTAGCGAGAGAGGAATAGAATATTGCAGGTAGCCAGAACTAACCCATCTGGAACTCAAGCTTGCTTACCAAGCCAGTGCAGTAATAACTACTTTAGTATCAACATCTTACAAGATATGCTAACGATACTAAAATTAGCTATTATTATTCTAGAATTCAATAATATACAACCAATTATCGAAATAAGACTAGCTTACTAACTTTCAGGTAGGGTTGAGCCGGGTTGTGTTTTTTAATATGTAATAAATACACTAATGTTTACTAAACAGTAATAGCTAGTCAATTTGTTTACTTTATAGTAACTATTAAATATTTATTTTCTCTTTGTTTTCAATGGTTTATACTGTTTTGCTATTGACATTTGTATAAACAGGGTGTATAATTTTATTATAGGGTTAAGTAATAGCCCTAACGATAATAGGGGTGGGCCTCCTCCGGGTCAGCTAAATACTGACTTCCTGCCCCTTCTTTTAGTGGGGTTGCGTATTTATTACGTCCATTCTTAATAGAGCTTAGCTCCGCATCCCACTATTTTAATTGTTACAATTTGGAGGGAGACTAGCTCCGTGAAAATCGGAGCGTTTTGTTTTTAGGAGGAGATATGGGTATTTATCAAATAGATAACCAAGAAGTAACTGATGTTAAATCAGTAAGTTATATGGATCGGGATGAACAGTTAGAACTTCCTTTTCCACCCCCGGCGCAAGTAAATCCGAAAGAAAGGGTTGAAAGTCCTCGGGAGAAGATGTTGCGTGAAAAGCAAGAGCAAGAAGAGTTGTTCCGTCAATTTAGGACTGTTCTTCAAGGTCGAGATGTCGCAACGGAACATAAGCAACAAGTCTTTATCACAGTCTTGAATAACTTTAAAAACGGGAATCCAGCGATTTCAAATCTTTCTCGTTCCTTCCTTCTTGAGTTTCTATTGCGTGGTTTATAAACTTTATACCGATGGCGCGGTCACTCGTAATCCCGGTGGGACTGCCTCATATGGTTTCGTTCTTTTTCTTGATGATCAAGAAATTAGCTTTGGGTATGGCATTATTGGTTCTAGTGCGAAAATGAATAATGTACTCGCAGAATATTATGCCATTTCTCAAGGGTTAGCGGACTTTACCCGACATTGGGATAAGCCGAAGAGTCAGTTGTATATTTACAACGATTCAAAATACGTTGTTAGCCAAGTATGGAAAGATCGAATAGTTGGCTTTCAATTGCAACAATTGCAACAACATCTTGACGTTAAAGTAGCATGGATTCCTCGAATACAAAATATTCGGGCCGATGATCTGGCGAAACGTTTAAGATCGCCTGAAATTGCCTAGCATACTTCAGGCAAGGATAATATGGCTAATATTGCTCAGGCCCCTGTACAGTTTAGTGGGCCTTATACAGTTTTAACAGGAACAAGCGTTCAGTACATTCCGACAACTGCTGCCGGTGTGACTGCTGGTTTGCCTTCTGGAAACTTTTTTTTAACCGCACCACAATCTGATCTTTTGAATGGAGCGAGTTTCAGGGTGAGGTTCGGTGGTTGGTACAAGTCTCACGGCACATCACAAACTCTTGCTCTTGGTTTGTATTGTAACCCGTTCACTAGTTCAAATAACCCGACTGGTAACGGAACATTGACATCCGCAACAGCAGTGGCTTCTGGTACTTTGACTGCCGGAACTGTTTATAATTTTTATTTCAATCAGGAATTTTTTGGAGATTCAACTGCCGGAACATTGTCATTTGGTACTCCGACAATTTTGATTGCTGGTGCGGGCGTAACACAAGCGTCTAGTACAACCCCACTTGCTGTTACATTTGCTTCAGGAAGTCAGACTTCTCCTGTAACTGGTATTAACACGACTTATGATTGGCCGTTGGCTAATTTCTATGTCGGTATTACAGACGGCGTATCTGATACAGCGGCAACGCTTCAGTTGACAGAATTTTATATGAGTCAAGCGTAACGCGGGACTGAAAGGAAAATCATGTTTGATTATATTTCACAAGGACCGCCTACCGCTCAAGTACCGGGCGCAGGATCATATGCTCTTGCGGCTGATGTTTTGAATGGTGCGCTCTATGTTGGTACAGGCGGCGTTTGGAAACCAGCAGGAAGTGGTATAGTAGCTTCATTAAGTCTTACCGCACAAACCTCGGCTTCTAACGTCAATTCACTTTATACACCAACTTCAACGACAACTGGAATGTATGCTCTTGATTGGTACACGAAGTTGACTACGACAGGAACTTCTCCTGTTCTTGGTCCTTTTGTTGTAACGTATAAAGATGCGGTTGATAACGTTTCTCAGAGTGTAACTGCTCTTGGACAAACACAGGCGGGCGCTGCTGCAACAAGTTTGACAGCAACTACAACGGGCCAGATTCTTTCTGGAACGTTGATTATTAATGCTGGAACTGCTGCTGCAATTTCTACAACATTGACTGTTTCTGGTACTATCGGGGCCGCACTATATGAATTGTACGTAAGGCTGGAGTTTTTAGGCTAATAGTTAAAATATTCCCTCTCTTGGGGGAAATATCGGGAGCGGTGACAGCAACATCATAATGATTACTGCTAGTCCGCTCCCAATTTTTTTCTTGAGGAAAATATGAAATGTCGTGTCAGGATTAATAAGCACGCACTAAATTACTTCCGCAAGAAAGCAAAGGATGCACAGCCAAAGGAAATACAGGCATTTTTGATTGGCCGTGTTATCAGTCCAGAATTAACAATTGTAGATGAAGTTCATTATACGAAAGAATATGCTGAACAATCGTCGTCAACTGTTCGTTGGTGGATGAATGATTATGAAATAGTGAAGAAAGGCGCGGAGGAGCGAGGTTTGAGAGTGGTAGGAGATTTGCATTCTCATCCTAACTGGTTGCCGATCATGTCTTCGACTGACTATCGTTCTCATATTGAAGAAGGTTTTCGTATATGTGGAATTTGTAGTGTAATCGGGCGAAAGACAAAGGTATTTTTTTGGACTAGTGAAAGCGCTCTACCATGTTGTGTAGAGCATGAAGCCAGATAATAAAGTCAATAGCACAAGATTACAAAAGAATTTTTTAAGGAATTTGATTCGTGATGAAAGGCTTCATCCGAATAAACGATTTCTTGCTGTTCTTCTTCTTTCTCATCTAGAAGAAACCCACCCTCGGGCACTTCTTGAATCGTTGATTAAGGAACAATTTGGAACGCCGGAGAAGGCGAAGATACATAGTGATGGAGAAGGTGATATAGAAACAGCGTTAGATTCAAATGCAGCGAAGGAATTAAAAGAAGAATGGAAAACTATTCTTATGGAGGAGAATAATGCAAGTAGCGTTTCCACAGATTAGTAAGGAAGAGACACAGAAGTTTGCAAAGGTTTGGACGTATAATGGAATTGTTGTTTCACTAGATGATACGGCACTTCAGTTTGCAACTGACTTCTCGAATGTTTTATTGAGGCAGGTATTTTCAGGAATGGCACAGGCCGCACAGTTGGCGGAACAGAAACAAGAAGAAAAGAAAGTGGTGGTAGAGTAATGATAAATACACAATGTCAAGCTGATACCCAACCGCAAGTTGATAATGCGTGGGGTGGTAGTACATATACATATCCATATGGTCATGTTTGCCCGTATTGTGGGCGTTGCCGTGGTTGTGGCGGGCATCCTTATCCAACAAATCCATATTCTTGGCCCACCTATCCTTGGAATCAGCCAATTTGGTGTGGCACAACTAATGTGGGAAGTACATCGAACGATCAATATCAAGTATGGAACTAAATGGGCATATTCAGTGGCATTACTACTAGTGACGGTGTGTTATTGGCAATAGCAGTAACTACTGCGTGGAATACTCGACAAACAAGCAAGATTAAATCAACTGGTGAAGCAACTCACATTTTGTCGAATAGCTCGATGGGTGAGCAAAAGAAGACGAATGTTGAATTAGCAACTCAGATTGCAAAACTTTCACATTACATTGCAACGTTAACTAATACTGAAGATGCTCGTATGGCCGCTTCTGCCGCCGATGTTTTAGTGAAAGAAAAAGAAGCTATTTATAAAGACCATCTAGTGAAGCAAGCAATTGTAGATGCGAAATGAAATACGTAGATAAAACTTTTACACTTCCGGCGAATACTTCAAAAATATCTCAGAAGGAATGGGATCGAATTTTTAATGAAGCAGATAATAAAGAATTTGTTCGTGGGAGACAAGGAAGACGCGCCGATAGCAATAAGTAAGGATTTTGCAGTTGCTTCCATGTGCAAAGAGTCGCCTTATGGACACCGATATATGGTTGGATATAAAACCCCTGGTGCTACACCCGGCCCTGACTACTACTTTATTAAACGCGGTAAGCAATTTGCCGCTAACCTCATTGACATTGAAAACCCCAATTTTATACCAGAGGAGGTCATAAATCCGGCCCTCGACTTCATTCGTGAACATTATGATAAGGGAGAGAAAGTTTTAATAAGGTGTGAGCGAGGAAAAAGTCGTTCGCCTTCAACTTGTTTGCTTTTTCTTCGTTCAATCGGAGAAATGCCGTATTCATTCAAAACGGCAGAGAAGATATTTAAAACGCTTTATCGTCCGTATGATCCGTCTAACGGAATTCGTGCTTATGTTCGGACTCATTGGAATGAAATAGGAAACAAAAATGGCTGATAAACCGGCTGAACAAGCGCCTGAGTTATTAAGGAAAATTCTTAAAGGTCCGGTTGAGGATGGGCTATATACTGTTCCGACAGAAAAGTTAACAGTTGAAGAGGAAACCGAAGCAGCCAAGAGAAGGATGCGTTGGGTAAGAATAGCTGATTACGCTGATGAGACATGCGGTATATCAAACACTCTTGATCCTGAAGCTGCTTATTTATGTGGCGGGCGGGAAGATGGATCGTCATCTCCCTGTAATATGTTTCGTGGCAATGGTGATAATCGTTGCCTAATACTTGAGGGCGGGCCGATGAAAAAGCCTCACCTGTCTTCTTGTGGTAAATGGGAAATTCGTAATGATGGTGATCCCGAGGGTGATTCTTGTCATAAAGGATTTTTTTCTGCTGCTGATTTAAGTTTTGGCGTTACTAAGAATCCGCAGGGTTGGGGATGCGTTCGTTGTGAATACGGGCAGAAGTTTATGCCGGAACCTGACTCTGAAGGTCGAACACGTTTCTGTCAACTTGCTAATATCGCTGTAGGAGAAAAAGCTTGTTGTCGTAGAAATGAAGCGATAAAGATTGAAGAAAAAGAAGAATCGAAAGATAAAGCGCTAGATTCAGTGAAAGACATATTGGGTGGTAAAGGATAAAAGATATGGCAATGGATTCGGTAAAAGATATATTAGGCGGGCACGAAGCACATAAACCGGCCAAGAAAATAAAAGAAATTCGTCATCGTCATGGTGCAGATGGTTCGCATATATTTGAGCACCACCACACCCATCCAGAACATCACCCGATGGAAGAACATACTGCCCCACACGATGATGCCGCTATCGAACATTTTATGCAGAATGCTACACAACCGGCAGAAGGTCAGGCGGAAGCCGAAGCTGGACAGCATGGAATTCCTGAAGGAACTCCGGGCGCTCCTCCACCGATGGTAGGATAAGGCATGTAATGGTTCCCGAGGGTTGGCATTTTTATAATCCTAAAACGGGCGAAGAAATAAAGGAAACTATGGTACATAATAAAGGTTTATATCATGCGATAAATCATCTTCATAAAGGCGGGTTGCATAAGGTACTCCATGTGCCTGAGGGAGAAAAAATTCCGGCTGAACGGCTTGAAGCTGCTCGACACTCAACGAACAGCCACGTTAAACATATGGCCGATTTCGCGCATGTGTTAGGTGGTTTTCATCATGGTAGTTAAGTTATTGAGTTTAGTTTTATTACTTTGTTCATTCTGTTTTGTTTCTATAGCACAAGAATTGCCCGGCGCACCTGTTCCTCAAATTTCAGTTGAACATCCAAAATTTTTTGATGGTTGGCAACAAGGAAAAGATCACATTCGGACAAATAAGCAGACGATGAAAAGTCCGTGGTTTTGGGCACCTGAAATGATGATGTATAGTGCCGTGATTATTGATGTAAAAATAAATCAAGGACTTCCAGCAACTAGGGGGTTGAGCGGTAAAGAAATGTACCTTGATGCTTTATTGCCCGCTGTAGCATGTACAGGAATGCATTATGTTGCAGATCGTTGGGTATGGCGTCCAGTTGGATTAGGATTAGTTGGTTATTTTATTGTTAGACATACGAATGGAGCAGCAAGACAGGTGTATCCGTGAGGAGTAGGTTTTTAGAATGGACAAAAAAGATGTACGATTAGCTTTAGTTTTTAAGGACTTTTGTGCTTGGTTACATGTTTCGTGTATTGGACTGAACATCGCGGGTTATACAACGGCAAAAGTATTACAAGAGAATGGTATTGATACAGTAGTATTTCCGGTACGTGACAATATTGATGTTGTCAATGATATTAATAAGTATAATCAAGAACATGATGTAAAATTAACGCATGTAGTAATTGCGGCCCCTTGGTTGAGTGTTTTTGATCTTCGTGCAATCTTAACGGCATACCCTGATATTCAATTCTGTATTGAATCACATTCAAATGTAGGTTTTCTTCAGGCCGATCCCGGTGCTGTTGAATTACTTCGTGAATATTTGAAGTTGATGAATGAGTTTAGTAATTTGCAAGTGGCCGGTAACTCGCCTTTCTTTGTAGAATGGCTTGAACTCGCTTATGGTCAAGAAGTTGTATTACTTCCTAATTTATATCCGTTAGAAAGGCATAATAAACGTCCTGCATGGGACGGCGATCCTTTAAAAATTGGTGCGTTTGGTGCGGTTCGTCCTGAGAAGAATTTCATGACTGCCGCTGCCGCTGCCGTTGTAATTCAAAAAGAATTGAATGTTCCGGTTGAATTTCATATGTCAACGGGCGGCGAAGGTGATCAAGGTCGTGTAGCTCCTGCAATTAAGCAGATGACTGATGGAATTGAAGGATTTACCCTTGTTCGTCATGATTGGGAATTGTGGGATAAGTTTATTAAGCGCGTGTCAAACATGGATTTATTGATTCAGGTTTCATACACTGAATCATTCAATATGGTTACTGCTGATGGTATTTCAGTCGGTGTCCCCTCTGTTGTGAGTCCCGCTATTTATTGGGCACCTGAGAATTGGAAAGTTAATCCTGATAGTGCCGTCGCGGTCGCGCATCTCGGTGAAGAGATTCTGTTGAGTGAGAAGCTGAAGAATGAAGGATTTCACTCATTGAAGCGACATAATGAATTAGGTTTGAAAAATTGGTTCAGATTTTTAGGAATACCAGAACATCATTGGTATGATTTTTAGGGGGAGAATTGCTGATCAGTACATTAAGAAAGTTGGCAGAATCGTGTCTTACAAACGAGCACTTTCAACATAAAGATAAAACTGATAAGCAAATTCGGGAGTTAGCTAAGAAAAGTTTCATGCGTCTCCCGATAAGTCAGGCTGAGGGGGTGATCACATCTTGGTCTAAACGGTGCCGTGAAGAAAATATTGAACCTAGTTTAGAAGAATTGCACTATCTGCGTTTTCTCGCCCAGACAAACCTGTTTTTCCTTTGTCACCTTCTTGAACGTTACAACAAAGTAGATGAAAAAACGCATCAAGATGTATGCAATGCTTTTTTCGTTTCTAAAGACCCAACCTTCAAGACATTTGAAGATTTCGCAAAAGCTTATGTTGGATTGAAGGATCGCCTTCTTTTAGTACCTCGCGGCGGGTTTAAGTCGTCAATTGATATTGCTGACATTGTACAGTGGCTTATATGCTTTCCTGAAACTACAGTTCTTGTATTGACTGGCGTGTATGCGTTGGCTAAAGATTTCGTTGGCGAGTTAGCTAGTCATTTCACGCTTGAAGAAATCGGGCGTGATGCAAAAGATCATCCTAAGTATGGTCCTAAGAAGTTCATGGATAATACGAGAAGTATTTTTCAAGTTCTATTTGCTGAACATACTGTAACGCCTAACGAATGCCGTGATACTGAATTTCAAGACCCGGCCAGTTTGTTACTTGATAAAGAGCCGTCAGTGATGGCGGCATCTATTGAACAGAACTTGTCAGGATGGCACTTCGGCATTATGAAGTTGGATGATGTCGTAACAAATGAAAACAGTTTAACTATTACACGTCTTGAGGCAGTTAACCGTCAGGTTGATGTTAATCGAGCTATGTTGCATCCCTTCGGCTTCTTTGATCTTATAGGTACGTGGTACGACGAAAGCGATGTCTATGGATTGAGTATCAAGAATGAAGAACGTTTCGCTGAAGAAGAAGGATTGAAGCATAAAGTTCTTGGTTCTGTCTGGGATGGTTATTTTAACAGTGAAGTAACGATGAAGATTTATCTTCGTTCGGCATGGTGGCCGACTGAAGAAGCAAAGAAGGCCGGCAAGATTGAAGAGGAAATGAAGAAAGAAGATTGGATTCTTTGGTTTCCTGACCGTCTTCCTTATGAATTTCTTATTCGTGAAAAGAAAAAGAATGCTGAAGGATTTGCTATCAAATATGAGAACAATCCAAGGAAAGTACATCAAGTAAAGTTTCCTCGGGAATTGTTGATCAGAAGGACTATTCCAGCAACTTATCTTCCACAAACGGGATTGATTATTTCTGCCGTTGATACGGCATATTCTGTTAAGAGTTGGGCCGATTATACAGTGATGGTAACTGCTATTATTTATGGCGGGATATTTTATATTATAGATGTACTTCGTGGAAAATTCAATGAATATGAACTTCCGAAGGTCATTGCTACAACCGGGCATAAGTGGAAACCGAAGAGAATAGCGATTGAAGATTCGGTCGGTGTTCGTTGGTTCAGTCGAGAATTGAAGAGAGAGATGGATACTCTTCAAATTAGTATTCCAGTCGAATATGTTTCACTTGGAACTGGTACGAAGGCGAAATCGAAGGAATTGAAAGCGAAGCCGGTCGTTAGGTTACTTGGTGATGAGAGGATGTTCTTCTCTAATTCATGTGCTGGATTAGAAGAATTATATAAAGAATTAGAGAATTTTGGAACCGCATCAAGTACACACGATGATGTTGTTTCTGCATTGTCAATACTTGTCGATCAGTTCGGCGGGTATGCCGATATGGATTCTCGGGCCGGAATGGTCAGCACGCAATTCGTTGCTGATCAAAGATCAAAATTGAGACATGATTTGATTTACGGACTCGGGCAGTTTAGCAAATTTAATAATAATTACGCGATTGAAGACAATCCAGTTACAGTCTTTCAACAAGAGAATCAACAACAGGAATCATTTCGAGATATTGACCCTTTCGAGGAAGCCGGTTTGTTAGGATAAATTATGGCAGAGTTTTTAGTGGCAGACGGTAATCCGAATGCTTCACTTGTAAAAGAGGATTACAATTCGGATGGTTCATTAAAAACTAAAGCTGCCGATCTTGCACTAGTTTGTCAATCTGCCGTTGCCGCTGAATCATTTATTGCATCAAAACAGTGGGGATTGATGTGGCGCGATTCGGATTTACTTTTCCAGAGTCCGCGACCGATGGAAGTTTGGGAGAACACATATATATTATCTCCTAACGTGCAAAGATTTACCGTTGCACAGGTTTGTAATGCGATTGTTCCACAGTTGTATAAAGGGTTGTTTTATGATGATCCTCCGATGATTCTTCGCCCACGTCCGGGCACGTCCCAGACTGTCGTAGATGCGAAGACGGCTCTATTCTCATACCTTCTTGATCAATGTAATTTCAAGAGAGAAACGAAATGGGGATTAGAACAAATGACGTTCCTTGGAACGGGCATCTGGAAGTGGGGCAAAGAATACAAGAAGATTCAGATTAAAAAAAGGAAAGCAACTGTCGCAGACATTCCTACTGGAACTGTAACAGGACCGTCAACTGAGCAAGTTGTCACTGATGAAAAGCCACAGATTACGATTGAAGAGAAAACAATTTGTCATCCGTTCTTTGAGTGGCGTTCACTTCAGCAAGTTCTAGTTGATCCACATACTCCTGTAGGCGACATTCGTTTCGCAGATTTCGTCTGTGATGTGCGCTATATGGACTGGTATCAAATGAACGATTTGAAAGAATCGGTTACTGATGCCGAAGGTAAGTTGATGGATGGGTGGGAATTTCCGCCCGATATGATGGACTGTTGGCTTCCGCCGATGGCCGAAAACGCGGCCCCGAAGTTGATGTCTGATCAACAGACTTATACAACAGGAATCGTGCATCACGCGCAAGATATAAATATCTCTGTTAGTCCTGATGCATTGTTTAAAAAATTAGAAGTTATTGAATATTGGGATAAGAAGAGGAAGATACTAGTACTTAACCGTAAGAAGGTTATTTACAGGGGTGACAATGAGTTTCATGAAATTCCGTTCTTATCTGCTAATAATTGGAATCGTCCAAAGGCATTTTATGGAATGGGACTCGGCTTAATAGTAGGTCAGAATCAACGTGTTGATCAAGGCACAATTAACGCTATTTTGAAGATGTTGTCTCTTGGCGTTAACCCGGTTTATCTTCGTAATCGTAATGCAAATTCGCCAACCCAGATGTTACGTTCCGGTTTAGGCAGGATATTAACAGTTGATGGGGAAATTGATAAAGCATACAAATTGTTAGAGACGCCGAAGGTTCCGGGCGAAGTATGGAACGCTTTAGCTGAATCACAGCGAGCGACTGAATCAAGTTCGGGCGCTGATGCACAGTTAGTTCAAGGAAGTTCAGCAGGACCGCGTAGTTCTATGGGCAGGACTGCAACAGGGGCATCAACATTGGCCGGTGCTTCGGCTACGAGGTTAGACGGGCCGCTTGATAATTTCATTGAGCAAGTATTCAAACCGTTTCTTTATATTCTTGATAAATTAGTCTTCGAGTACATGACAGATCGAGAGATTATGGATGTTCTTGGTAAGGAGCTAGGCTCTGCCTTCCGAGTAGACATGCAAGAGTTTCATGATGCTGTTATAGAATATGAAGTACTAGCGGGGGCGAGCCTTTCAGCGAAGCGTCAAATGGCGCAGTCATTAACACTGATTACTCAGATTTTTGAGAATCCGACAATTCAACAGAATCTTGCTGAAATCAATGGTGAGTATATCGACTTCAAACCGATCCTCAATATGTGGATGGAAGCGAGCGAATGGAAGAATCGTCAGGATATTATTAAACCTTTGACACCTGAGATGAAGCAAAGGATGCAGGAGAAGTCTCAGGCCGCGCAACAGCAATCACAGGCTAATGTTCAGGCGCAAAGTAACCAACAAAAATTTGAAGCTAAGGCTCAGTTGGAAGACCAAGCAAACGACAATCGCATAAAACGTGACATCGTGCGCGAAGCATTTAGGCATGATAGTATGAACGAGGCAGTGACCGGCGAAGCAAGTGATGTCACCGGTTTACAATCTGGTCCTGAAGTAGTTTAACTCTGGGAGGAGAAATGGAATTAACACAGGTGGAACGTGCTCAATTGAGTGCGTTCCAAAGTACTGAAGGTTTTCAACTCATTTGTTTGATTATGAAAAATGAGTTGATCAAATTTAACACAGCTTTATTGAACGCAAAGAAACCGGAAGACGTTTTAATAGCCCATAATTTAGCATCAGCGGCGGCTAAATTTTATGAAGGTGTATTGAATACAATTGAAGCTGAAATTGCAATTTATACAGGAACACCAAAACCGGGGGATCGTCCATTTGATGTCACCGATGGCGTACTAGATTTACAGAATTATGTTGAGGAGGAGTAATGGAAAATCAAATAGAAGAGAATGTAATAGAGACGAAGGAATTTGTTTATCGTTATCAGCCGGTCGATAGTCTTGGCCGGAAATTAGGTGCGGAGCAAGTTTTCAAGGGCGCGACTGCTCAAGAAGTGCTTGATAAGGTTGCTGAAGCTAATAAGAACTTAATTCAATTGAATCGTAATTTGAAGAGGAGTTTACGTCTTGGTGAATTTGAGCGAGAAGAGTTGCCGAATGATGCGGCTAAGATTAGAAATAATCAAATTCTTCAACCGAGAGAATTGACGCTGGAAGAAAAGGCGCAATTCGCAAGAGACATTCTTGACCCAGAAAAATTTGATGATGTTAATAACAGGATTGTAGAAGCGCAACTCGGCGCTAAACCTGAAGAGATTCGCAACCGTATCAATAGTCAGGAACAGAGGTTAGCTAATATTGAAGCGCGTCAGGAAGCTGAAGCGTTTTCAATGGCAAATCCTGATTACTTCGTTTGTGTAGATAATTTCAAGACGATCACGGCTTGGATGGTGAAAAATGAACTTCATCCAGTTCGTGAGAATTTTCAACTTGCTTATGACACTTTGAAAGCGGAGGGACTGATTATTGAAGCGCCAGTTAAAGAGATTATTCCTACTCCTGCTATTCATTCAGTTCCACCTGTTGAAGTCGCGCCGGTTATACCTGTTACACCACCTGTTCCGCCAGTATCAGCAGCTAGAGTCGCGCCTTCAGGATTGACTCGTGAATTAGCATCAGATGCGGGCACTCCTCCAGTGAAAACGACATTGACAATTCGTGATATTGAAAGAATGCCTTCAGCAGAATATAAAGATCGTCTATTGCATGATAAGAATTTTGCAAAAGCGGTCGATGAATTGTATACCAAGAAGGTAGCGCGTGATTAGAGAGTATCAATCTGGGGATATGCAGTGGTTATGGAATTGTTATAAAAACTACCTTCCTGAATTGAATTTAAGGTCGCCTATATCCGGGTTTTCTCAATTTGCTGATGCTGTTGAGAAGGATAAAACTTTTATATACAATAATGAAAACATTAATTGTGGTTTCATAACTTCGTTTGTAGATGAAGGATCGCCGTGGATTTGGACCGTTGTGGTCAGACTTGATTGGCAAAATAAAGGTATCGCTACAAGGTTGATTAATAAGGTTGAGGAGCATTATAAGAATTTAGGTTATAGCCATATATGTCTTTATGTGGCAGACGATAACCCGGCCCAGAAATTATATTTTGATCTTGGTTATCGTGTTGTTCGAGTTATGAAGGGCGTTTATGGAGATAAACCGGCCCTTAAAATGGTTAAATATTTTTAGGAGTGAGGATGATTAATCAGAATAGCATGTTGTATTGGTGGCCTAAGATTAAAGATTTAGGCATACCAGTTCCTAGAACTGAAATTGTTGAGTTTGGTTCACAAGATTTTACATCTTCAGACCGATTAGAAGAACGGGTCAACCTTATTGGTTTGCCTGTTTTTATACGTACCGATCTTTGTTCAGGTAAGCATGATTGGAATCAATCTTGTTTTGTTGACCGAATGAATGTTCTTATACAACGGTTTGCTAAAGTTGATGAGAATAATGTTCGTTGGCGAATGTTGGGTATTGAACCAAAAGCATTGGTTATTCGTGAGTTTCTTGATTTAGAATCGTCATTTCGGGCATTTATTGGTAATATGCCGATTACTAAGGAACGACGTTATTTTGTTAAAGATGGTAAAGTTATTTGTCATCATCCCTATTGGCCTGTCACAGCATTTAATAATCATCCAGCACGAATGGTTGATGATATTAATTGGAAACAAAAACTTGAAATATTAAATCAAGAAGATGATTCTGAAAGTATATTAGTTAACTATGCTGAGAAGGTTAGTTGGGCGGTTGATGGTTATTGGTCAATAGATTTTGCTAAGGGAAGGAATGGTAAATGGTATTTAATTGATATGGCTTTAGGAGAGAATTCATATCATTGGGCGGGCTGTAAAAAGATTTGAAAGTATCTTATCGGATTATAAGGTACTATCCCGAGTGCGTGAGGTAACTTTGATTTACTTTAGTCAAAGATAATTGATTCCGGTCGGATTACCGGATAGGTTGATCGCAGTGAAGTCAAGTGAGTCCCTGACTATCAAAATTATTTTGAAGATCGGGCCATTTGTTAAGGAAAAATATGTCTTTTTCTCCATCAAGTAATGTACAGTCAAATTTACCTCAATCGACTGTAAAGTACTATGATAAAAAGTTTAGGGAGAATTTGAAGGCTCAGACTCCTTTCGTTGCTTGTGCAGAACGTTTGGATTTGCCTATGAAGTCTGGTAACCAATACCAGATGTTCATGTACGTGCCTTTGGCTGGTAATACTAGTCAGACTGCACAAGGTACAGTGGGCGCGGGTATTCAAGTATCTGTCCTAACTACGACAGCAACGATTGGCGAATACGCTGATTACGCATCGTTCTCTAGTTTGTCTCTTGCAACTGCAATCGACAATACTGTAGAAAATGTTGCGAGAGAGATGTCTTATCGTCTTGGTGAGTCATTGAGCGCACTTGTTCGTGCAACTGCTGACGGAGCAAACTCTGTTGATAGTTCTGTATTGACAAGTCTTGCTGCAACAAGTACTACTAGTTTTACAACTTTGAGTCTATCTCAAATCAGGAATTCAGTTCAGTCACTAGCTGGCCGTTCTGTGCGTCCTTTTGATGAAGCTTCAAAGGCTTTCGCGGGCGTGATCCATCCGTTCGCTTTGGGTGATGTATTGGCTGACAATTCAAATGACAGCCCAATCGACATCTTGAAGCACACTCCCGTAGGTCAAGCACGAATGGATGAGTTAGTCTCTGTTGATTTGACAGAAGTCATTGAACTTCCCGCATCGGGCGTTCATTTCTTCCAGTCTAATCAAGTTACTACCACATCTAACTATAAGTCTGTAACTGGATTGACTGCGTTACGTACTTATATTTTCGGGCGTGATGGAATCTTCGCTATCAACCTTGGCGCACAAGGCGACGTAGGTTATGGTGACGGAGAATGGCAGAACATTTATATTGGTGTTCTTTAAATCTTTTTTAATTGACTCGAACCCTGAAATGGCAACGAGGCGCAAGCAGAGAAATCGTGCAGCGTGAGAGACTAAACAAAGAGACTCAGAAATGAGATGTAATAGTCCGGTCTAGTGCAAATAAAAGTACTAGAGATAGACAGAAATGTTCTATCCTGTGAAAACAGTAACAATTCGCAAATGTAACATCGTTCAAAACGCTGAACCTAGCGTTGCGGACCCTGAAGGTTTGATTCCCGGCTTTATAATTGTCTGGCCGGATTATCTGGACTAAGAAGTTAGGGACAAGTTATCGCGTGCATTTTACGACGAGCCTTGGCCCAGATACAACCATTAAAATTGTACTAGTAAAATGGATACACGGTGGTTGTTAAATTTACTCTGATTGACTTGAACGCTGAAATGCCAACAAGGGGCAAGCCGAAAGGCAGCCTGAGAGACTAAGCGAGTAAACACGGAAACGTGATGCGATAGTCCGTTCTAGTTGTTAATAAGTAAACACTAGAGGTTAGCAGAAATGACTAATCCCGCCGAAAGGTGAGTAACAAGTAAGTCGTATCCGCGAAATTGATTCAGCATCGGCCATAAGTTAATGAAAATAAAGGACTTAATAATCCAATGTTAATTAGTTGATAAGTGGCAAAATATTATATTGACATAAGGCGGTATATATGATATACTGTCCTTATGTTGATATATGATTTAGCTGGTCAAGTATTTTCAAAATTAAAAGTTCGTTGCAAAGACGGTAAAATAGGTACTCGTACTGCTTGGTTATGTGATTGTGAATGCGGCGGCACAATAAGAACTATTCGTAAGAGTCTTCGTAATCGAAGTACCAAAAGCTGTGGATGTCTACGGCAAAAAGTAGGCCGCGCAAATAAAACGCACGGTGCAACAGTAGGCGGTAAACCGACTGTTGAATATTTTGCTTATATAAATGCAAAACGGCGTTGTAATAGCCCAAAAGCACAGGCATACGGTCGCTATGGTGCTCGTGGTATAAAATTTAATTTTACCAGTTTTGAAGAGTTTTTTTTTGAAGTTGGGCCACGTCCCTCAATAAACCATTCGCTAGACCGCATTAATAACGACGGGCATTATGAAAAAGGTAATGTAAAGTGGTCAACTTATAAAGAACAGGCAAATAATCGGCACACTTCGTTAAAATATGTAAGAATGTTAGAGGAGCAAGTAAAAAATTTAGAGGAACAATGCCGGTTGATGAAAATGGAGAAGAGTACATAGATTGGTGTACAGTTTTAGTATCTCATATTATACGTTGTGAGAAACATAAAAAATGGGATTGCAATGATAAAGAATGTGATCGGTTAGCTTGTATAAAGATTGAAGAGATAAGTGGGACGGACTAAATCCGTCCCTTTTTCTTTGGGCCGATTTTGGAGGATAAATGGAGATAAAAGAGGCGGAACGATTGGTTTCTGAATTACAGAAAGCCAATCAAATAGTCGGGTTTGTAAAGAGGGGCGAGACTCTAAATAAAGAAAAGGATTTTAGGAATAAGAGACAAAAAGAATGTAATCATCGTAAGGGACACGTTATTAACAGTTACATTGATAATCGTGGCGATTTACATACTGATGTTACTGTTTCTGGTTCAAAATATAATAATTATTCGATAATTAAACATACATTCTTTCGGGGAGATACTTGGGTTATATGTCCGAATTGTGGTAAAAAGTGGAAGCCGGGCGATACTGATTATGAAGTTGCATTAAAATTTCCTACCAATAACCAAGCATCTGCATCAATCCAAATGACTGTAGATGTTAATCAGGCTCGACAATTAACTAAAGAGAGTTAGGAGGAGTTATGGAGGAGTGTGTACGCTGTCAATTATTGACAGAAGTAATAGACGAATTATCGCATGAATTGGCGAAGGCTCAACAAGGAAGACGGGCCGCGTTCAGAGAATCCCTTGCTTTAAAGAGATTGTTACTGATCGACATGGAAGTAGAACATGAAAAAGCGATAAGTCAGGCTGATGGGTTTGGAAATTCGGCGTAATCATTCGGAAGGTCGGATTACTGGAAAAATGATTATGGGGTAGGGAGAGAAGGCCAATCGTAACTATCCGGTAAAGAGGAAGCGGCCTGATCCGCTGTCTCGATTTTTATTTCGTGTGAAGGTTCCCTCTCGGAGCCTAACGGGAGGGAGCATTCTTGGATACAGTAAAAGATAATCGAGCACCGTGGGAAACTTATTCTCTAGACGAGAAGTTAGATCAACGGTTAGAAGAAGAAGTTAACGAATATAGTAAGAAGAGACATACTAAAACGTCAGAGCAAAATGCTGAAGAATTGGCCCGTTGGGAAGAAGAAAACCAACAATTAGCTAGACAGTACCAATTTTTAACACCTGATGAATATCGTGATGAAGGCGCACGAATCGGTAAGATCATACACTCCTCAAAATTTTTGAATATACTTCGGAAAGAATTCAAGCTGAATGCGTGGTATCGAATTCATCCTCACAAAGACAAGTTAACTCTGATAGTTCAAAGAAAGAACTTTGAACCGGAAGTTGCTTGTTGGGCAATGAAGGGATTCATGCCGGAGTATGAAATCGTTCGATTTGATAAATATGGCGTGCCGTTAGATTCTAAATATCGTGGGTGGAGAACCTGTTGCCTTCAGATGATATTGAAGGGTATATTGAACGAGAAGGATGTAGACCGAGTATTTGGTCGGGCACAAGGACCGGCATCAGAGAGGTATTGTAGTACGTTATTTGAGATTCGTAATCATTATGCGAAAGCGGTATAGGAGGAGTATGAGTGGTTGGGGATTTGATCTAGGTGATTTAAAGAAGGATTATAAAGGTGTCATTAGAAAGAAATTGATGAATGGTTATCAATTAGATGATCCTTTAGTTTATTTTGAATTTAAGTACAACATTGAAACGAAGGAAGCGGCCAGACTATTGATTGATCGTTTGACTAAGTTAATAGATGAATGTGATCAGTACGGATTATAGGAGGAATTATGACAGAAGCAGTTACACCGGTACAGAAGAAACAATCGCTTGAAGATATGGAGTTAGAGTTTAAGCGATTAGAAATTGAAGCTAAGAAATTAGAGTTGTTAGATATACGTGATCGCGTTGATGATCGTCAGATGAAGCGCGATAATCGTGAACAAAGGACGAGGGCGAACGGTCAGGTATTAGATAATAACCTAGCTCAACGCCGTGCTGTTCAAGAACAGTGTAACCACCGTAAGGGTGGTAACGGGTTAGAAGGATTTGCGTCTGGACAAGGCGATGATCCTCAATATGCAGTGCTAAAGCATCAATTTCTTAACAGTGATGTTTGGGTCCGTTGTCTTCGTTGTGGTAAGTGGTGGAAACCACCTGTCGAGTCATCTTTCTATTTTGATGCGCGAGGAAGAGAAGTTGCCTCTAAAGATGGCAAGTTTGATGCAGAGAAGTTCGCTCAAGCTAAAGCTGAATACGCTATCGCGCTAAAGTTTCCTACAAGGAATTCGATGTCAGGATCATACCAGTTCAAATTCTCAGACGGCGGTCAAGTATTTCGTGAAGCAACGAAAGATACCGACAAGACTTAGGAGTTAAATGAGCAGCAACAGTAGCGTTAAATTAAATCAGCTTGTTGATGATGCAAATTCAATGGGGGATTTAGCGCCCGCTTTGGCTACAGGCGGGTTTTCTGATGCCCCGGCTATTTCTATCGCTAATGATGTGATGGCCGCGATGATCCTCGGTGGAGCACAAGGTCAGCCGTTAAATCATAAATGGAATCGTATCAATGTCGCGCCATTTCCAACGATTAGTTATCAGCAAGATTATTTAACGAATATCGTAAATCTTGCGTGGATTGAATCGGCTTGGGCTACAAATATTAATCAGACTCAGGTTATTAAGCAGAAAGTTCAACTTGAAGTTCATCGTGATCTTCTTGTTACATATTGGCAATATGGTTATCCCGGTAAAATCTGTTGGATGCAGAATGATACATTATCGACAGGAGTTTGGGGATTACACCCCTTCGGGCCGACTGCTGGAAATCCTTCCGGTGAAACAACTTCTATCTTCGGTAATATAACAGGATTACAGAATCCCGGCCCCGGCGTAATATATACAAATCCGATCGGCGCGTCTCCAAGTGGGCCGATAAATGCTACCACGAATATTACTGATCCTAATGGTAATCTTTGGGTGGTAACGACATTTGGTACTTGTGGAACTGTTCAACCAACTTGGCCGACTACACCGGTTTATCCGACTTATAACAGTCCGTCAACTGTGGCAACTACAGTGACAGATGGAACAGTCGTATGGACGGCAATCAATCCGAAGGGGCAGGGATTCAGATTAAATCCGATTCCTTCTCAAACAGGGTGTGTATGGTTAATTCAACCCGTTTGTCAAGCAAGGGCAGTTCAGTTTACAAGTTTAACTCAGACACTTGATCCTGTTCCTGACGATTATGCGACATACTTTAAGCAAGGATTTTTTGCTCAATGTTATCGTCGTAGTCCTGATCCCAAGGTTCGAGCAAAGTTTGCTGATGAGTGGCGTCTTTGGCTCGACTCGTTAAATCGTTCAGTTTTGAGCGGTCAACGTGAAACTGACGATATGGGATTTTATCCCTCAAATTCTATAATGGATTCTGGGGTTGGATGCTATCAGTGGTTTCCTACAATCGGTTATCCGTATGTAGTATAAGGAAAATTATGAAAAAGAAAATGAAAAGTAAAGAATCACACATGTCTGGTGGAACTCCACCGGCAGATACTAAGCCTGAATATCCAGAACAGTTTGGAAAAAAGGCCGGTTTAGGTCGTTTACGTAAGGGTGGTGTTCAACCCGATTATCCAGAAGGTCATTGTCTAGGCCCATTTAAAGGTACTCGCGCCGGAGCAAAGCGTCATGGCGATAATCGTATTATGATTGGTTATCCCGATGCGCCGATGGCCGGTGATGGACATCCGGGTGCCCATCAGAACTAGGAGAGTTTATGATTGATTCAGTTTTAGCTTCTGAAATAAGGTCACGCACTACTTTTGCTTGTTGTTCAGATAGTCAAACAACTTTTATGTTGATTGGTGGTCTGCTATGGCAAAATAATGGCGATGGTTGGAATCCGGCAGGCTATGGGTTAATGGATAAAATATTTGATAAGCACTCGACTATAAGAATTAAACGAACACTTGTAATTGATAGTGCTCATCGAACAACTGAAGTTGAATTATAAGGAAATATGGCAAGTTCTAGTATATTATTACTCAACACGCTCGAATGGGCGAAAACCTTTAATTTCGGTCGTAGTTTTGCTAATGGTACTTATCTAGAACCTGCTATGACTAGTGCTAATACTGTCCTTCAGACAATTGTTGGTGCTCCTTTTTCTTGGCGCTGGAACCGTGTTGTTACGGGGTTTATATCTACAATCGGGCAACAGGATTATCTTGTCATCAATTGGTCTGCTTCATTACCTGTTACAGTCGGCACGTATTTAGTTGATGCTGCCGGATATAGTCAGAAGGTGACTACAGCCGGAACTACAACAACTTCTATTCCTTCATTTAATGCGACTCCGGGTGGAACTACAACTGATGGAACGGCGGTATGGACTAATCAAGGCTTGATTCCAACAAAGACATCATCAACCTATTCTCTCGCGTGGATTGAAACTTCAAGCATTCAAGATGTCACGTTGACATCGCCCGCTTGGATTGAAATGGAGAGTAAGACGGTTCTCGGTTTAGAATCGAAGCAATCTCGTTCCCGTTTCATTTCTGCTCAATTGAATGACAGTCTCGGTAACATGACTTTCAGGTTGATGCAAACACCCGATAAGACATATCCTGTAGCAATTACAATTCAACAAAAACCGGGTCTATTTACAAGCGTTAATCAAACGTGGTCGCCCATTCCTGATGAATATTCGCATATTTATAATTGGGGATTTCTTGCGATGATGTATATGTACGCTGATGATCCTCGTTTTGCTTTCGCAAATCAAAAGTTTGTTGCTCATCTTTTAGCCGCAAGCGAAGGATTAACTGACACAGAGGTCAATATTTTTCTTCAGAATTGGCAGTATGTGACAGGTTCGCCTATAGAAAAAACTATCAGAACACAGCAAGGTGGGCAAGCGCGGGGGACATAATGGACCGTTGGATAACAGAAGATGACCGTAGTTTATTAGAGCTAAGTCTCGCCTCAGATCAGTATCATCAGACTACGAAGGCCGATTTTTATTTCAAAACGGGCACTTTTACTAAGTGTTATGAGGACGAACAAGGGCCGGTTTTATTTATTCGTGGCGCGAAGTCCCTTCGGGTTGATATACAGTTTTTGAATAATTATGATTATGAACGTAATCGTAAAATGTTAATTGATAACTTCGCTTCTTTTGTTAATCAATGTAAGTCTGCTGGATTTCAGGAACTAGTGTTTAACACTACGAATCCGTTATTACGTCGATTTTGTAAGCAAAGTTTGAAGTTTGAAGATGTTGAAGGTAACGAGTTAAGATATTTCATAGAGTGAATAAATGCCAAACCAAACGGCAATGGCCGGTTCTCAATCACAGAAACAGAAAGCGCGTAAGTATGCTCCTATTTGGGTAAACCGCTTCATTTCTGGGTATTGGCCGAACCGTAATCCGCTCCGTGATGCTTCACTTCCTGTTTTACAAGAAAAATTTTATGGAGCGTTGAATGATGCTCTCTACGATGGGTTAAATTGTGAACTGAATACGAAGTCAGAATTAACTCGTCGTGCGGGCAATTCAATCTTTGATTCTAATACTTTCGGCCCGCAACAACGTTTTTATTCGTTCCCCGTTTTTGGCAATAATGCTAATTCTTATCAGCGTGTATTAACTTCATCAAGTTCACAGATTACCGATATTACTGGCGGGGGAAATAATGTTATTTATAATCGTGCCCAATTAGTACAAACTGGAACGTTAGTTAATATTACAACTTTGAATACTCCAATTTTTGTTTTAGTTGGTAGTATTAATAATATGTTTGTCGGACAGAAGTTGAATATTGATGTCGGAGCTAGTGCCGAAGTTGTTACTGTTTTGGGTCTTGAAAATGTGTCCGGTGGGGTTCTTTTCCAAGCTGTATTTACTAAAACTCATGGCGTTGATACATTAGTTGCTGCCCCATATTCAACAAAGGTAACATTTCAAGCAATTGGTGATACAACATTTTTTGCCGATCAATACAATCCAAGTCAATTATTGAGTTTCATTAGTTCATGGACAGCCAATACTATTTTTCAAATTGGCACTGGAATTACTGACAGTAATGGTAATGTCCAAAAGAATTTGGGCGCTGCCGCCGCTATTACCAGTATTACGATTTCATCGGCTGTCCCTCAATATTCAGTTCAAATAACATATACAGGGACCATTCCTGTTGTTGTTAGTAGTAAAGTTACTTTAGTCAATATCAATTATTATCCATTTACATTTTTAAATGGTACAACGCAAACAGTAACGGCCACTGGTGTAAATACTTTCACATTTTTAATAAACAATACTGTTCCAATTGGAACCAGTTCATTAACCGGCGCTACTTATGTTTTAGGTACTAATAATGTTGGTTCTACTGGAACAACACAACCGGCTTGGAGTACATCATATCAGGGGCTAACGTTTGACGGTAATACAATTTGGCAGTATAACGGCCACGCGGTACGTAACATCGGTATTGTAGCTCCTACAACTTCTCCCGTTGTGACTAATACGCCCGCACCGCCAACGGGAAATCCGTGGGCTGCAAGTACTTATTATTTCCCCGGACAGGTGATTTATGATTCAACTGGTACGACTGTTCAACAGTTAACAACTGCTGGAACTACAGCGGGGGCACCGCCAGTGTTTGCGACGACAGTTGGTGTAACAACTAATGACGGGTCCGCTGTGTGGACATGCATTGCTTCAGGAGCAAGTGGAAGTACTTCAGCAACTCGCGCCGTTTCTACTGCTTATGCTGTGGGAGCAATTACATTAATAACATGGACGAAAACGTTCATTAGTGGGTATAATACATCACAGAATAGCGATACTCCGGGGCATACAGTAGCTCCTGCAACTCCGATTTATAGCACCGTTACATATTCAGCATTTTTTCAATGTACTATTGCCGGAACTACATCATCAACAGCAACAAATTCAATTTCTTGGCCGTTATCAGGCACCTATGTGGATGGTGGGGTAACTTGGGCATTTGTTGGTCTTCAAATAAAACGAGGAGCAACCTCATCTTCGCCTTCAGTAACAACTTCAACATTTACGTTTGGTGTTATTGGTAATACAACATTAGTATCAATTTTTGGTAGTCTTGCTATTGTTAATTTTGTTTCGGCCCCATTGAATGATGCTGTATCTTCGGGCGGTGGTGCTGGTAATTTTGAAGTTATCGCGTTGGCCGGTTTAAGTGGTTCTACTCATCCAACATGGCCTTCAGGTGCTGGTTCAAGTGGGGTAACGACGGTTGATGGTGGAGCGAACTGGATTAGCGCCGGTTCTGCCGGTTCTGCTGCTAATACTGGATATTGGACTTATGCATATGCATTTTTAAGTTCAAGCACTCCTGATATTTCATCGGCAAGTCCGCTATCTGTTCCTATTATTCGTGCTCCGGGATCATTCATTTCTATTAGTGGTCAAGGTGATCCTAATAATATGTTCCTTGATGGCGTAGATACAATAAGAATATACCGCAGTACTCAGCAAGCAACTAACGTTGCATTGCCGGGGGCCGACCTTTTCTGGATTGCTGATATCCCAGCAATGATTAATCCAATTATAGGTTCAGGATTAGCATGGAATTTTGTTGACACAACTAATGATCCACCTGATCCTAATAGCACGATGAATAATCAGATTATTGCGGATACTATAGGAGTTAATACTACTCCACCTTCGGCTATAACGAATTTGGTTTATTATCTTGGCCGACTTTGGGGATCAATCGGTAACACGGTTTATGCAAGTGCTGGACCGGATGTGTTAAATGGTGGAAACCCGTTTACGGCATTTCCGCCGTCTAATTTTATGGATTTTCCGGCAACAGTTGTACGTATGGTTTCATCGTCTCAAGGATTGATGGTCTATACGTCTTCTGGTGTACAAGTGGTCACTGGTAACGGTGTCGCCCCTGTCGGTTCATTTTCTGGATTTACTACATTTGTGCCTGTTATCTTTGCTGAGGGAATTTCTCTCGGTAGTTATGACAATTTGGCAATTGATGGTGGAACAACATATATTTATACAACTGACCGTAATCTTGTAAGTATTTCATCTAGCGGATTACGTTGGATGAGCACGGCAATTGCTAATAAACTGATTGCCCCGTTCAATCTTCCAGATGGAACGAATGTTGATTTTAATCCAGCAAACACTTATTTGTCATGGTATGTCAACAGTGATGATTATGGTCTATTTCTTTCAGATGGTAAAACCGGCTGGTTTAGAATGATGCCAAGTACATCTCCTGATGCTGGTAATATGGTTTGGAGTCCATTTGCAGAGATTGCTGGTGGAGTTTCCGCCGTGCAGAATATTGAAGTAACACCGGGCATACATAAGTTGTTAGTAGCTCCGGGCGTTAGCGGCCCAATCTTACAAAGGGATACAACTGTCAACCTTGATAATAATGCAACATATTCGTGGTTTGCTACGTTTGGAAGTGTCATATTGGCACATCCGGGCGAAATAGCGATGGTTCAAGCGATTACTGTTGACTCAATTGCTGTCGGTAGTCATCCAACTTTGACTGTCTATTTCGATGAAATTAATAATGTAAACCCGAATGTTTATACTAATTACAAGTATGATCCATATTCGGCAAGTCAATCGAATACAGTCTTCGCTGACAGATTCTTTATGTCAGAAGATACTACTGCTAACGCTATTTGTCGTCATCTTCAGTTCACTATTGGATTCCCCGCTGAAAACGCGGCTAACACCGTACTATCAGCAACTATCATAGGCGCAACTGAATACGATAATTAAGGAAATATGGAACGTTTTTTAACGCCCGAACAAGTTGAAAATTTGGGCATGACAGTATCAACTATGAGGCACGGCTCGTTAACCGGGCCGATGCCTATAAACCCCGTAATTGCTTTCTATCGTGGGCCATTACCTTCAACAAGTACATTTACTGATAGTGTTGTAAATTTTTATACTGAGAATAATTTTCGTAGTCAAAGACTATTTCAGCCCCGATTGAATGGAAGTCTTTAAGGAATGCATGTTTATAACGACTAGAATAACATGGGATTTATCAGGTAAAGTTATTGAACATGAGGGCTATTTTTATTCCGGGCCGATTTCATCCCTTTGTGGCGCTTCATCGCAGCAAAATCAGATAGAGGCTCAGCAACAAGCCTATTATCAAACTTTGACACAACAGGCGCAACAAGAATTCGGCCAAGCATCAAAAGTCTTTGATGATCTTTATGCTGCAATGAGTCCTATAGTTGCTGCTGGAATTAATCAACAAGGATTTTCAACTGGTGAATTACAGAACTTGAATTCAATAGCTGAAACTAGTTCTGGTGAAGCTTATAGTGCGGCTGCCCAGAATGTTCGTGAACAAGAGGCCGCTGCTGGCGGAAGTAATTTCGTTCCATCGGGCGCGAATGAACAGATTAACGCTGAAGTTGCTGCTCGTGGTGCAGGACAAACGGCGGGTGAATTAAATCAGATCGAACAGGCTAATTATGCTACTGGACGATCAAATTATCTAGCCGCTGCTGGCGATTTATCTGCTGCAACAGGAACTTATAGTACTTCAATTGGTGCAGCTAACGCCGCTACTGCGGGCGGAAATGCTGCTGCCAATACTGCCAACCAAATTGCACAAGAGAATAATTCGTGGGTCGGGGCCGTAACTGGCGCTCTTGGTGGAATCGCGGGATCAGTTGTTTCTGGTGGTATGAGTAATCTTGGTAAAGGTGTTGGATTCTTCGGACAGAACGGATAAACATGGCAGATACACTAAACAACTTTAGCGGGCCAATGATGGGCGATTTTCAGCCAGCTACACTAGATAATGCCCCGTTAAATGATAGAACTGCGCCAATAACACAACAACCAGTTCCGCCTGTACCAAGTACAAATAATATTCCGGCTGTATCGCCTAAAACGGCGAATACTCCACAGCCGCCCCCTGTACATCCGGCTGTCCAAAAAGCTAGTATGGGCGCGAACATTGTGAAGGGCATTGCTGATGTATTATCTCCTCCACAATATAAGACTGAAATAAATCCTGACGGTTCTACGAAACAAACGCCAATTCCGCGCACTCGTAAAGATGTTGGTATGTCTATTGCGTTAGCTGCATTATCAGGTGCATTTTCTGGATTAGGTCAAGTCGGCCCCGGTCATCTCGGTCGTGCTGCCGCTGCTGGATTTAATACTACGATGCAACAGAGGCAACAGGCTGATCAACAACAGAGTCAACAGGCACAGGCCGATTTTGCTCGTAAACAGGCTACAGTTTCATTTAATATGCAACAAATGAATGCTGCATTAGACCTTGGCACTAAAGATAAGTCGTATCATGAAGATTATGTTCAAAGTTATGATCATCTTGTAAAACAATGGTCTGAATTGCCGAATGTTGCAGATATAATTAAATTTGGAAGTCCTGATGCACCATTATCTGAGGATGAAGCCGAAGATATTAAAAAGCATTCAGTTTTTGAATTGATGCGCGTTCCTGTTAGTACTTATGAACGCCGTGACCCTAAAACTGGTAAACAAGTTTGGGTTAATAATAAGGGGGAAGTAGTTCCAGAGGGTAGTTATTCTGCTCATCCTGCTTGGGATAACGGTTACATTCTTGTTGATAAAAATGCGCCAGCAAAATTGAGTGATGAAAATGGTCCTACCCAAACGGTGAAAGATTTAGTTGCTAAATATGATGGTATAATTCCGGGTGTTAATAAATCGTTATTAGCCGGTAAGGGGGTTCAAGAACCAATACCTGCCACATCATACGGACAAATGTTGTTTAAGGCCAACACTATTAAGTCAGCGCAAGATACGGTTAATAATTTTGTTAATACATTGAATGAAGGGGAATCTGAGAAAAATCAGATAAAACCCGTCGATTTGGTCGATGCTATTAAAAATAATAAGATTACGTTGAATGATCTTGATTTATTTCAACGAGCAATTGGCAAGTCTTCACAGGCGAATGCTACATCATTACAGACAAAACTTGATGCTGTATCAGCAAAAAATCAGGCAGCGGGAGCTAGATTAGTTGGTTTTTTTGATTCATTAACTCCTACAGGGGAAGGATTAAAAACTTTTGATCAGAAAATTCAGGCCCAAGGTAAAGCATATGTTGCAAAGTTAGAACAAGAATCTAAAGCAATGACTCCTGATGAAGCCGAATCTATTCAGGCGAAAGCTGTCGCAGGTCAACATGTTGATCCTCACGATTTAGCTGTTGCAAACGAGTTTACTAGAATTCATACAGCAAATATTGTTAATAAAGATAAACAAGTTGAACAGGGTAAACAAGATTTAGCTGATCAACAAAATCGAAAAGTTCTTGCATATACTGAAACTCCTCCGGGCTGGGGTTTACAACAAGCACAAACTGCCGCTAGTATGCGTGATCCTTTTGCAATTGAAGAATATTTAAAGAAGAATAATGTGCCGAATGTGCCTTATCTTCATGATTTAATTTCAATTTCACAGTACCGAGATTCATTAGATGAATTTACAAAGAGATTGACGAAAGGTACCGGACAGATGGATGAAGCTACTGCCGCAACATTCATTAATAAGTTTTTGAATCCGGGGTTCACGAAAGAAAAGTTTAGAGAAGGTAGTGCATGGTTTCAAGAACTTGGTCAAACGAAACCGGGAACTGCTGGCGGTACGATTATGGCTGCTGGAACAGCGGCAAGACATCTTGACCATTATGGGCCGTTGTTAGAGGCGGTTAATAATGGCGATGTTCAATTATATAATAAGTTACTTACTAATTTAGCTCAACAAACAGGTAGTACACCAATTGTACAGGCGCAGATTGTGGCTAACGCTCTATCTGCTGAAACTGAAAAGGTTATTACCGGATCAACACCTCTTGAATCAAGAATGAAGGATGCTTCACAAGGATTAAATCCGAAAGCACTTAGTAAGGATCAAGGGTTCGGGGCTATCAAAACTCTTTCAGGATTGATGAATGATCGTTTGAATGAGTTGAATGATAAGAATATGGCTCTTTATGGAACGCCATTGAATTTGATTAGCCCACATACAACTCAATTTATGAAGAAACTCGGATTTGAGACTTCATGGGATCAAAAGAGCGAACAACAGAGACAACAAGAAACTAATCAACAGAAGCAGCAGAAGCTTCAAGCTATTACACTTCCGGGCGGTGGTCATCCGGTTGATATAAAGTATAAAGGTAATACCACGATTGTTTCAGATGGTCATCAATGGATAGATTTAGCAACTGGTAAACCTTACGTTGCTCAGAAATAGGAAAATATGGAACCAGATGTAACAATCCCTCAACCTGTGAGCAGCGGGGCTGTTGATCACCCAGAAGCAGCACAATCTGGCGTCCCTCAATCGCCCGCTGTACCAGAAGGTTTTGGGGATACTCAGGGACCGCCCCCACCGGCAGGATTTACTGATACTCCTCCTGAACAGGGTAATACCGAAAAACCGGGTTTTTTTTCAACTCTTGGTTCTGATGTTTTAAACGCGGGTAAAGGATTGCGCGATTTAAGCTATAATACAGCTAATTTTTTAACATCTACGCCTAATAAAGAAGGTCTTGAACAAGGTAGACAAATACAAGAAGAACATAAACATAAAGTTTATACTCAAATAAAAGATGATCTGCACAACGGCAATTATGTTCAAGCTTTTAGTCATTTTGGCGATTTGTTTGATCCTCACTACGATGATCCTAATGATCCTATTTCAAGAGTTATACAGGCTCAATGGGATTCTAGTAAACTTGCCAAAGAGCGTATGATGGAGGCAGCTAAGAACAAAGATTACGCTTCTGTTGTTCAACATGCAGCAGGAATTCTTCCTGTAGCTAGTCAAGTTGATTCAGCAATGGAAACGTATAGAAAAGACCCTACGCGAGAGAATTTGGCCCATGTTATTTCATCAGCTATTCCCGCATTTGTTCCTTCTTTAATGAAAGGGGCAAAATACGTGATGGAAGGGGCCAGCGAGACTTTAGAGGCGGCAAAGGCCACAGGTAAGGCCACTACTGAAGTTCCTAAACCTAATTTAGTGCGCCCATCAACAGTTAAAATAGCTGGAGAAGATGTGCCAGTAAGTACGCCGCAATTAAGTACACAATCAAAACTATCAAAAGCCGTTTCATCTGTTGCTACTGAAGAGGGGGCGCAAGGATTTATTGATAGAGAAGTTCAGCCTGCGGCTATTAATGCTACAGGTAATACGTTTCGTGATGTTGCTCAAAAAGCTGTTTCTGATTTACGAGATCTAAGCGGAGAATCCGGTTCTATCCCTCGTATGGAAACTATTGATGAAATGGCTAAAGCAATGGAAGCTGAGGCAAAAAAGACCTATTCTCGACTTGATGATGCAGGCCAAAGTGATATAGAGGCTGTTGTTAAGCGTAACAAAGAGGGGGCAGCAGCAGCAAGAGCGGCGGGCAGAGATTTTACGCCACAAGAATTGCCGAAATCTTTTACCGAATTGCAAGAAGGTATTAATGATGCTAAAGCTACATTGAAATCTCGTACCGCGAGTACAGTCGATAAAGAGCTTGCAAAAAGTAGTTTAAAAGATTATAACAGTCAAATGGGCGAGTTTTTAACTAAACACGGCGATTCTGTAAATTATGGCGAATTGGACGCAGCTAACGGAATTTACCAAAGAGCGCAACGTTTTAAATACATCGCAAAAAATATACGCTCTGCTGTAAAAGGGGTTGAAGAAAGTGATTCTGAATTAAATTCGGTTCCTAGTTCAATTAATAAAGATGCTCTTGCCAGCTTACCTGCTAAATTTGATAATCGTTTTGGTGAAGGTGCATTTGAAAAAACCCTTGGTAATGAAGGTTTAAAGAATTTTAATGATATAATAAAAGTTCTACAGAACCCGTTTTCTAAAGCAGGAAATGAAGGGCTAATTAGTACAACAGCTAAGGCCGGGGCAAAAGCAAGTGATTTTATTACCTCTGTTGCAAAACTTATAGGTAAACCTGTTTCGTGGACAGCCGATAAATTGTTATTTGATCCTGAATTTGGGCAAAGCATGTTAAAACGTTTCGGCCAGTTAAACAGGCAACTAAAGCGTTAGCCGTTGATGAGACGGCCCGATCGGAGGGATTTATACTTCGTCAAGATGATTTTGTGAAGGCCCATTTAGTTACAGTGGGCTATAATTGCGGGAAAGAATACGGTGCCCATCTAGCAGCATGCATGATTATGTCGTGTATAGCGAACCGCGTGAGGTTGGGGTGGGGCACTTGGCTAGATATAATTAATACATTACCGAAATACGCGGCTGAAGAAAATTTACCAACTGGAATACCTTCTCTTTGGGATGTTAATTTTATCAGGTTATTGACCGAAGTTGAGGGTATCTACGATGGTTCTGCAAAGGATTTATCTTGTGGGGCATTATATTGGTGTGATTCGCGCCGGGTGACTAGGAAGTGGTTTCGTGATGAAATCATTCGTTCACCGAATCACATAGTAACCGCAAACATGAACTCTCTCACTTGCTACCGCTAGGAAACTATGATACAAGGGCAAAATTTAGAGATTAGCCGACAGTTTTATACGGAATTTAAGTTTTGGGGGCCAGTGATCGGCGGTATCTGGTCTGTTTTTAAACTTGTAGATTGGTTTAAAGCTATTAAAACCGATGATTTACAGCAAATTAAAGATGGTATTAAAAATTTTAATGTTCAACTTGATCAAGGTTTACAGAAGCAGACTGACACTATAGTTAATAGCATGACAGTAAACACGAATGAGTTGAAAGAATTGCGCGTTGATGTTAAAATGATGACATCAGCCGCGTTAACGAAAGCGGCCCGCGTTAGGAAGAAGTAGTTGACTTCTGGTGATAAATCGAGTATACTCATTAATATGGAGAAAAATAGTCTTGGTCCACGCATACTTGTGCTGGACATAGAAACGCTACCCAACCAAGCCTTTGTCTGGGGCACATATGATCAAAATGTTATTCGGTTCATTAAACAAAGTTGTATAGCAACATTTTCAGCAAAGTGGTTGGGCGATAAGAAAATGATTTCAAGGGCGTTGATAGATTATTCAGGGTATGTGCCCGGTTCTTATGATGACCAACATTTAGTTCGTGATTTGTGGGAATTAGTTGATCAAGCTGATATTATTATCGCGCATAATGGTAATGGGTTTGATTTCAAGGTTTGTAATGCGCGGTTCATATTTCACGATTTGAAGCCGCCTAGCCCGTTTAAGACGATTGATACGAAGAAAATCTTTAAGGAAATCGCCCGTTTTAATACGAATAAATTAGACGATCTTTGCCAGCTTTTAGGAATTGGCGCGAAGATCAAGACTGATTTCGATCTATGGGAAGGATGTATTAATGGGGATAAAAAGTCTTGGAAGTTGATGGTTCAGTATAATGAGCGTGATGTAAAAATGCTTGAAGAATTGTATCTGAAAGCACTTCCGTGGGTGAAAGATCATCCAAATTTGACTTTATGGACTCAAGGATTGTGTCCGAAGTGCGGCTCACATCAAGTTCAATATCGCGGGTATCAAGTAACAACTACAAGGCTTTATCGAAGATTCCAGTGTGTAAATTGCGGCGGTTGGGGTAGAGTAGTAAAGTGTGAAAAAGATGTAAAAGCATTGACAACTAATGCAGTTTAGGCTATAATTAATTATGTCAGATTTTACTGCTGCATTAATTGGGGTTGTATTAGCTTTTGTATTGATATATATTTATCAAGAAATAGCTTTTAAATCGGGCGATAAAAAGATTAAATAAAAAGATTATTGGAGGATAAATGTTAGCTAGAGAAGTAGTTTATGGTGGATTAACTCGGGAAGATAATTATGCTCAAGGGTGGTCAAAAGGAAAAAAGAGTTTAGACAATCTTGTACCAGATCATATGGTGTCTAGACGTACCGGACATGCTTTTACAGAAATGGATTGGATTGTATTTGCGGAAAAGTATCTAAATGAAGCAAAAAGGGCGTATTCAGATTTTTGTCCCGATATTCGTACAGTTCATGTCCGTATGTTGAAGGCGGCATCACTTTTAGTTTCTGGTTTACAGTGTAATGCTGAGGAAGTGGAGAGTATTAGTGGTATTTCTAGTAATAAATTTCCCTTACGGCAAGATGGTGGTGGGTTACAATCTTTTTTAAAATCTGATATAAAGCAGGACGGTGTTTAATGTCTGCTTATAGACGAAAAGTAAAGTTAAATATTCCCGCTTTGAAGGCAAGTATTTCTGTATTAGATAAACACGTTAATGGTAAAGAAGTTGATCCAAAAGGACTTGATCCTAAGACACAAGGGGCAAAATTGGATTTAGGAAAGCCGCCCGTTTTTCAAGGCGTGTTAAGTTATTTTCCTAAGGCATTGAATGCGGTATCTCTCGTTTCTTTAGCGGGCGCTAAGAAGTATCATTGGAAGGGATGGGAGAAGGTAGAAGACGGGTTTAACCGCTACAGTGATGCGCTTGGTCGCCATCTGCTGAAAGAATCGTATGAATTATATGATGATGTAGACGATAATGGTAATGAAGGAACGCATTTGCTTCACGCAGCGCAAGTTGCGTGGAACTCACTCAGTCGGTTAGAATTTCTATTACGCGAACACAAAGTCAGCAGTCAAGGATAAAAATGTGGCGTTCATTTAAGGTGTTTACTGTAGGCATTTCTTGGTTATTGGCGATGTTGTTTTTCGTCATTTCCCTTTACCTTGGTACACACGGCTTTCTCTTTGCTGGTGGATTGATTTTATTCTTTGGTGTTGGATTGTGGTGTTTTTCTCGGGCACTTGAACAGGATTTAGTTAGAGAATCGGGCGATAAAGATGATGATGATCAAAATCCTACTACAACGATATATAAATTCGCTTGACAATCGGGCGGTAATGGGGTATAATTAATTATGATAGGTACAGAGTGGTTGTAGGTTTATGTTGTTTTGTCGTATAATTTGATAGTATGTCGCTCTGTTAAAGCGAAAGGTGCAGGTTTGAATCCTACCGAAACAGCCAAGTTGTTGATTGTAAAATATTTACGGGCCGGACACCGAACGGTTTTGGTAGCAATCTGTTAAATTGCCGCGTAAGCATAGTTGGTTCGACCCCAACCCGGTTCGCCATTTTAGTTAGTGTCTTTATCTTAAACAGTAATGTTTACTCCGAATTTAAAAGCGTGTTAATCGGGCCTTAACCCGAATGATTGTTAAGGTGGTCGGGAGGCTTTTCACTACACCGATGCTCTGAGAAAGCGTCAGTGAAAGCAATTGCCATACAAAGATGAAGGGTTACAAAAACTTGCTCAACATGAGCATTATTTAAGAAATAAAAAGTATTTTAAAGAAAGAACAAGATTAAGACGAAAACAGCAAAGAGCATGGTTTCAGGAATTAAAATCAAAATTGGTTTGTAGTAATTGTCCTGAACCTGATTCAATATGCCTAGATTTTCATCATCTTGATCCTAAAGATAAGAGCGATACTGTTTCAAAATTGGCAGCAGAATTACGAAATAAAGAAATAATTTTAAAAGAAATTGCTAAATGTATTGTTCTATGCTCTAATTGTCATAGAAAATTACATAGAGATGAATATCAGCCTGTTGGGTAATGGTAACCCCCAATCCTCGGACGATTGTATATGCAGATTCGACTTCTGTCAGGCTGACCATACGGGTGTAAAACGGTAGTTGGGAGCCGTCTCGCTTTGGAAGCGAGAGATAAGATCACTAGAGGTCCGAATCCTCTCACCCGTACCATTTTCATAATGATCCTTGAATTGACAAGGTTCTACCGGTTATGATAAACTGGCATTATGTTTGATAAAAGTATACAAACTGAATTAGAAGATTTGTGGAAGAAATTGAATCCATATCCAGAAGGAAGTTACAAATGGTATGGATGGAGTTTAGAAGTAGATTGCGAGAATTATCAATTTGATAACACGGACAGTGAGCTAGTTAGGTAATAGCGTTCGGTTGAAGCCCGAAAGAACGGGGATCGTTACCTCGACTGTCCACCATGTTTAAAAGGAAAAAAATTGCTACAAATTTTAATAGTTTTAATTGTTGTAGGCGTTTTGTTGTGGTTAGTTAATACATACATCCCGATGGATGGTAAGATTAAGACGATTTTAAATGTTGTAGTAGTCATCTGTGTTGTTCTTTGGTTATTGAACGTTTTCGGTGTGCTCGGAATGGATGTGCCCGTTCCGCGTGTTCATCGTTATTAAGGTTTTGATGGGAAGTTGGCTTAGAAGCAGCCATCTTTTAAAGAGTAGCACTGAACGTGGAACCACTTAAAAAATAGGGCACTCAATTTTAAAACCTATTTGATCCTATACAGGCGGTATAGGTTGAGGACAGTCCCGTATTGAGCGTTTCTCAGGACGGCCATTTGGCCGATAACACTTTTGGCGTAATAGCACACCATCAAAAAGTTTATGCATTGGTTGGGCTAATGGTAGCCTCGCGCTCTGTAAAAGCGCCTCTCTTAGCGAGAATAGTGAGTTCAATTCTCACCCAATGCACCATTTTAGGAGGAATGATTGAAAGTAAAATTTGAACCGGCACCTAATAAAGTCCTTGTACGTGTGGCCGATCCTGTAACTATTACGAAAAACGGAATACATGTTCCAGATTCGGCCCAGATGAGGCCAATGGAGGGCGTCATAGTTAAAATCGGGCCAAATAGTGATACAGTGGATAAACTGACTAAGGGTGTTGTTCATGTCGAACCTCTTTGGAAAGAGAAGGATCACGTTCTATTCGGTAAGTATGACGGTATTGAAATCAGGATAGATGAAGAGGATTTCCTTCTTTTAAATCATGATCAGATTTTAGGTAAAAGGACAGGCAATTAGTTAATTGACATAACCTTCGGCCCTGAACCGAAAAAAGAACGTTTGATTCGTTCATTGCCTACCACGGTGCGGTAGTTTAACTGTTAAAATGCTTTCCTGTCACGAAAGACGATGCGGGTTAGAATCCCGTCGGCACCGCCATAATTTAGTTGACAAAATGGTTTAAAAATAGTAAGATTGATCTTGACGTGGTGAAGAGTAGAGTTACTTCTCGATTAGAAAAAACACTCTACTCGTTTGTTCCCGTCATTTAATTTTCTCGGAGGAGATATGTCGTCAGTCAATACAGCTACAAAGACAGCAAAATATACGCATGAAGGCGCGAAGGCGTCTAATATTACGAAGAAACAAGAGCTTCGCCGTAGTGTTACAGCTTGTATGCTTTGGGAGAACACCTTCTATGAAGATGGAAAGGCGATTGCTGACCGTATCAAGGAATTAGTTCATCAGCTTCCCGGCCAATTTGTTTCAGAATTGGCAATTGAAGCGCGTGAGAAGATGAAACTTCGTCACGTTCCGCTGTTCCTAGTTCGTGAATTGGCCCGTCATCCTAAGAAGGCTGAACGACAGTTTGTATCAGATACATTGGCCCGAGTAATTCAACGTCCTGATGAATTGACTGAGTATATTGCAATTTATTGGAAAGACGGTAAAGAACCGTTGTCTGCTCAATCCAAACTTGGATTAGCAAAAGCGTTTCTGAAGTTTAACGAATATAGCTTTGCTAAGTACACCCGTGATGGCGCTGTGAAGCTTCGTGACGCATTGTTCTTATCCCACGCAAAGCCGGGCACGAAGGAACAAGAGAAACTGTTCAAGAAGATCGTAGATAACACTCTTGTTACTCCTGATACTTGGGAAGTCGCACTTTCAGGTGGGGCCGATAAGAAAGAGACGTTTACTCGATTGCTGAAAGAGGGCAAGCTTGGTGCATTGGCTCTATTGCGTAATCTACGTAACATGAGTGAAGCCGGGGTATCAACCGAGTTAGTTACAGAGTCATTAGAGAATTTGGATGTCATTCGCGTACTGCCGTTTAGATTTATTTCTGCCGCGAAGTATGCTCCACAACTTGAATCAGTTCTAGAGAAGACAATGTTTAAAGCGTTGGAAAGTCATCCTGAATTGCCGGGCAAAACTGTAATGATTGTTGATGTCTCTGGCTCAATGGGCGGCAATGTTTCTGGTAAGTCAGAAATTGGACGAGTTGATGCTGCTGCATCTTTAGCAATTCTTCTTCGTGAAATTTGTGAAGATTTTTCAATTTATGCAACAGCGGGTAATGATTATAGTCGTATTCATAAAACGGCATTGATTCCTTCACGTCATGGTTTTGCACTGAAAGATTCAATTTTGAAGTCCAAAAATGAATTGGGTGGTGGGGGAATATTTTTGAAACAAGTTATGGATTATGTTTATAACTTGGAAAAAAGCAATGATGTCGCTCGTATCATAGTAATTACTGATGAACAAGATTGTGATACTGATCCGGCTAAATCGCCGTCAAAAGCAAATACGTTTGGTGCTAATAATTATCTGATAAATATAGCTAATGAGAAAAATGGCATTGGCTATGATAAATGGGTTCATATTGATGGTTTTTCTGAAGCAGTAATAGATTACATTCAAGCCTTTGAAGATCAAGGCGATGAAGATTAAAACGTATGAAGCGGATTAACCGCTGATTTCAAGTTACCGCTTCGCAAGTTTGCGTGGTGATAGGTTGTAGTTACTTCTTACTGAAAAAAAGGAAGTTGGGTGAAATCCCCGACATACCTGCAATCGCATGTTCCCGCAATTAATTTAGAGTGTAGACGCACGATAAAATGTTAAGGTTTTACGGTAGTCCTTGAAATAAACCGTCTAAGTTTATTTGTGATGGCGTAGAATGCAGATACTTCTCTTACTTAAAGAGACTGTGTGGTTCGATTCCATAAGTAAGGATGGTTCCTAGTCATTTCTGTAATCGCTTGTTCCTCACAATTATTTGTGTTATAATCACTATAGTAAATTCAATTAAAGGATAACAAATTGAGCAAAGTATTGGATGCTGCTACAAAGCTTGTAACTAAAGAGGAAGCTGAAACTGAAAAATTATTGAGTGAAGCGGCATTGCGTCGTTTTCGTCTTGAATCGGAGAGAAAGAATGGCCCGAAAGAAGATGAACTGATTCTTGCCCGTCGTCAGGCTGAAGTTGAAAAAATTAAGAATGAGTCTCAGAAGGCCCACTTTGAAGCGGCCTGTGCGGAATTGATTTTCAATAACGCAAAACGTGAAGAAGATAAGATTCTGACTGGCGACCGTTATAACAAAGTTTATCGCTTTGTTCATGAAGTTTGTCATGAATCTGTCGCTGACTGTATGATGATTCTTTCTCGTTGGTCGCGTCTTGAGCCGGAATGTGCGATGGAAATCGTATTCTGTTCGCCCGGTGGAAGCATTATTGACGGTTTCGCTCTTTTCGATTTTATCCAAGATTTGAAAGCAAAGGGCCATAAGGTCACTACAAAATCAATCGGTTATGCTGCAAGTATGGCAGGTGTATTGTTACAGGCCGGAAGTGATCGAGTGATGGGCCGTGAATCGTGGCTTTTGATTCATGAAGCTTCATTCTTTGCGATGGGTAAAATCGGCGCGGTTGATGATACGGTTGAATGGATCAAAAGGATGTGTGATCGTATTGTAGACATTTTCGCTGAACGTGCATCCGAGAAAACTGGAAAATCAGTAAAGGCAATTCGGGCAACAATTAAAAAGAATTGGCTTCGTAAAGATTGGTGGCTTTCTGCTGACGAGGCGCTAGAGTACGGTTTTTGTGATCGTATTAGTTAGGAGAGAATATGTCAGTTAATGAAGCAATAATGTTTATACATCCGCTAGATTTTGTAAGAATGCTGAATCATCGTGATGGTCCGATTGATATTATATTTCGGAAATTACACGGTCTTCAGGTGAATGAAGTTAATGGTGTAATATATTATCAAACGGTTGAAGTGCCAGAAACGCTTCAAGATGCAGAACCGGCCAACTGTTGGCCGTATAAATTTTAAAGTTTGTAGTGGTGATTGATAGAGATACTTCAAGGTGAAAGTTGACTAATACTCAACGTGCTGTCGAAAGCACAAGCCTCTGTCGCTTGTTCCCTACAATTAAGTTTTGCCCGTATCGTCTAAAGATAAGGCCCACGCCCGATTAGCGTGAGATGATCGGTTTAATTCCGACTACGGGTACCAATGCTCGGCTAGTAGAGTGGCTATAACACTTCTCCTACAAAGAAGAGAGCAAGGTTCGATTCCTTGGCTGAGTACCATTTTTATTGAGGCAATAACTCGGCACCTGACTGAATAAGGATTGCCAGTCCTCAAAGTATGGGATAGCTAACCGAGAGGTTACTATTCTAGTTGTTGCGTAATCGCTACATAAAGGTCTAAATAGTGGCTCTAGATCGAGAGCCATGACGTAAGGACACGACAAATCGTCTATTATACATAGAGATGGCTGTATCGTGCTGTGAGTAACCATACTCACCAGACATTAACTGTTAGAGTAATTACCTAACAGGTCTGTGACCGAATAATGAGGCGTTTACTGCGAACTTATGGGTATTCTCAAATCCCATGATGCTGAGTTATTGCCTCTATACCGGGATCGTTCAACATCCGAGGACGGTTGCCTTTGAAGCAATTTATCTAGGTTGGAATCCTAGTTCCGGTGCCATTTTTCACAAGGCATTGTTTAAAAGTGCGACGGGAGCGCGGCTCGGATTAATTTCCGGGCCGTTTTTATTGGAGTAATTATGAAGTGTGGAAACTGTTATCAAGAACAGCCGTGTAAATGTATTGTGAACACTCCAATTCATGAGCACCAAAAAATTAAATCTAGAACGAATGGACAAGAATATGAAATTATGTTTGGTCCTCAACCTGGAAATTTAGTTCCGGCTAACCCATTTGCCTCAAAACTTCAAAGTCGATTTGCTCATGCTAATCCTGATAAGTTTGGTGGCAAAAAGGGATTAGAACATTGGGATAAGGTTACTAACTACTCTAGTTTACCTGAAAAGAAGGAAGGGTAATTCTTTGGCGTTTGACTACATTTGCGAAGGCCCTCCAACATTTCCAGTAACAATGAATCCGGCTTTACTATTAGATATAGTAAATAACAATCTCTATGTTTCTTCGCCATACAGCACGAACTGGATTCTAATTGGTAATTCGGGCGGAACTAATGATTCTGTCCAGAATGCAAATATATCACAGACAATTAGTTTCCTTGGCGCAACTAATACATTTTTAAAAGCTACTGCTGGAGTGCCCGGAATTACATTAACTCTGCCCGATTCAGTTGGTAATTCGGGACAAAGAGTAACAGTTATCATGGTTGATACTGGTGCCGGTGGAGTTACGATCAATACAACAAATTCTGAAACTATTAATGGAAATTTATCTTATGAACTTACGAATCAATATCAAGCAGTTACTTTTGAGTCCGATAACGCTAATTGGTTTGTCGTTGCTACTTCTAACTAGTTGTGCATCGGCCCGAATACCAATAGTTATACCGACTGCTCCCCCATTACAGGTTGCAACGGCTACACGATCTGTTTCTTCGTTACCAGCAACGTGTAAGGGCGGCAGTCCTTTTATGCCCACTGACATTGTTGTAGTTATATCGGGCGGTAATGGAACGTTAAATTGGTGTAATTCAACGAATCATTGGACTTCTGGAACAGGAACCTCGCCGGGCGGTTCTCCTAATCAAATTCAATATAATTTATCAGGAGCATTTGCTGGATTTACAATGACTGGCGATTGTACTGCTGTTGTTAGTACGGGCGTAATAACTTGCACAAAAAGTAGTGGCACTCCATTTGGAACGGGCGCGTTCTTAAATAATGTCACCCAAACGATAGCAAACGGATCGGCTGCACTTGGTACATCAGCGATTTCTTCAGGTTCTTGTGCAAGTCCGGTCACCGTATCAACTTCGGGCGTAGCAACATCTGATGTCATACAAGCAACTTTTAATAGTGATCCAACATCGACTGTAGGATATATTCCGTCAACATCGGGCGGGTTAACGATCTTCGTTTATCCAACCGCAAATAACGTCAATTTCAAAGTGTGTAATTCAACGACTTCGAGTATAACTCCGGGGGCTGTAACAGTTAATTTTCGTGTAACAAGGTAATAATGAAGAAGTTTTTATTTATCATTCTATTATTAGCATTGCCCGCATTTGCTCAAAGTGTAACAAATAACACTTCAGCGTGCGGCCCTGCAAATGGATTTCCAACGGCGGGCTGTAATTTAACGACAGGAATGCCGTTTCTTGGTAATCCGGCTAATACGGGTTTAGAAACTGCAACGCCCGATCCATTACCGGTTAACACTTCAACCTTGAGTGTTCATAATTATCTTTATGCCGGATCGACAACAAGACATATCGGTGAATATCAGCCGTGGTTCTGTAATACATCAAATCCATGTAACGGGCACAAAGTCAATGGAATGGAAGAGTCTAATGCGGCCCAAGTTCTAGTTCAGGCGCAATGGATGTTCACTGTCGGAATGGATGCAACAGTAGTAGATTGGTATGGTTGTTCTGATTATTGCTCTACTCCACAAAGTTCTGCTCAACATTATAATAATTCGGTTACCCTTGCTTTAGCTTCAGCTATTAATAGTAATCCTTCGACAACGCCGAAGTTCATGATCATGCTCGACATTGGAGCAATTGATGGTTCTGGTACAGGACAATGTGCTCCTGCTGGTGGGGATCAATCAGCGTGTGTAATTGCCGCGATTAATCTTCAAATGGACTATGTAGCAGCAACTTGGCTAGGCCATAGTTATTATGAGACAGATCGTAACGGTCGGCCAATGGTTCTTATATTTGGTATTAATACGGGACCGTATCCGGGCACTAATTTTACTACAGTTTGGAATGCAGTTTCAGCACATGTAACTTCTGGTAATTCATGCGGTACAGGATGTACTTATCCAGCAACAATAGATTTTATAGATGAGAACGCTGGCGCATTTAGCGAATCAGGTATTGCGGGCGGATATGCTTGGCCTCAACCGAATTCTTGGAGTAGTACTAATCAATTTTGTTATCTAGGCAACCCTTGCTCATTCAATTATATTGCTGATTTCTATTCACACGCCCGCTCCAACCCAAGTAAGATTGCAATCGGTGTAGGGTATAAAGGGTTTGATGATTTCAATGCAAGTTGGGGATCAAATCGTGTTATAGCGCAGGAATGCGGCCAATTGCCCGGACTATTAGGAACTGCTGTATCAACGGCGGGCTATAGTTCTTCTAGTCAGTTAGATTATTTTCAATGGGCAACATTGAATGATTATGAAGAAGGAACTGAAGTAGAATCGGGCATTGACAATTGTATGACTGTAAGTACTCCTGTAATTTCTGGTAGTACGATGTCATGGTCATTATTGAACACTGATGCTACTTATGCCAGCACGAATACTATCAATAGTTTCAGTATTTATACGGGGACGGGTTCACCAACAACATTATTTGCTTCAGGCATTTCTGCGACCTCGACTAGCCATGCTGCACCCACTTTGACGGCAGGGCAATCTGCGTGGGTGTACATGGTTGGTCAACCGCTGATTCATAATCAATTATCTGGCCCGAGTGTGAATAATAATCCGGCAGGATATGTTGCTTATACGGGAACAGATATTGTTATACCTTCGACAACTCCTCCAAATTTAGGTACATACACGAAGAATAATGCGATTGTTTATGACAATTCTTATGTATCTCATGGATTTAGTTCAGCTAATTTAAGTCCGCACGCCCGCTGTACGGATCAAAACTTTACGCCTACAAACGGATTGAAGGGGTTTTCAGCGGGACAGGGCGGCGGCGGTGGAGCTATAATGTGGAATGCCGGATCACCACCGACATTAATTCACGTTGTAACTAATGGCGGCGGTTCTGCTATTTCACTATTTAATGCAACAACGATGTCTTGTCTTGGGGCGATTACTGCGGATAAGAATTTATCTCATCCCGGCTCATCTTCTAATATAGCTTCTTTTGGAGACGGACAATTTGATCGTCAAAATTCTAGCAAATGGTGGGCATTTGGTGTAGTAGGCAATGATATTTTAAGCAATACTTTTGTAACACCACTTACAATTAATACTACTACTGGAACATTTACTGAGGGGGCGACAGCCGTTGATTTTAAATCAGGGCTACCGCTAGGAACTAATGCTCCTGAATGGTTACCGAATCATGCGTATATTAAGGGCGCTTATGTTTCGCATACAATGGTACCGGGTGAATTTTTTACTTATCAATCTAACTATAGCGGATTTCATCTTGGAGATATTATTTGGCCCCTTTATCCTTCTGGATGTGGATTTACTTTAAGGGTTGCAGGAACAACGGGAGCAACTCCCCCTAATTGGTCAACTTCGGCCAATTGTGGAGTTAATCCTACAGTTGTTAAAGATGGAACTGCAACATGGCATAGTTTAGTAGGTCCAGCAAAATTTGTATTTCAATTGATCAGTTCTAGTGGTACTTCAGGCAGTCCTACACCAGCATTTGTTCCTGTAGCTACAAAACACCCTGATGTATTAAGCCAAGTATCAGATAATGGCTTGACTTGGGAAAATGTAGGTGTTAACTCGTCTAATCCAATATGGGGAAGCTTAACTAGTGTTTCATTTGATGGAACAAAATTTGCAAAAGGGTGGAGTACAAATATTTATGGAGCCGATCCTAGTTCACTCGGCGGCGCGTTTAATCTTTGTGTGTACTCAGGTTGTGGTGGAGGTCAAGGTACAGGGTTTTATATTGTAACTTACGATTCTGTTGCTAATGTATATCACTTATTGAATACTGTAACAGCAATGCAAACAGATATAACATGTAGTGGCGGAATAGGTTATAATTGTGCCGGTGGAACGCAAGTATTTACAACTGCCGGAACTGCAACCGGAATTGCGTGTCCGTTCTTTATTCATGATAATTCTGGTTATGCTAATTCTAATCCAATTCAAATGCAACCACAGGCTGGATATATCGGCGTTGGATGCCCGTCTGGTATAAACAATTTATTATGGTCACCATATCAACCGTTTAATGCGACAACACAAGTACAAGTGTTTCGTACACCGCTGAACCATCCGGCCAGCGGGGTTAGTCATGTTTCATTTACTGGACAAAATGCTAGTAATTATGGGTTTGAAACGGGCGCATATGCGGTAGAATATCCTATTAATGATATCGCTGATGTTCCACCTATTACATGGCAAGCCGTTCCGTGTGACACTATAGTTCCTTCGGTTTGGTTTCCGGGCGATCCTAATCAGCCATGTTTCTTACAATGGGATAACCATCTTTCTTGGGCGTATAACCCCAATCAAGATGATACTACCCCCGTTTGTGGAACTTATTTTGGTAACGTTGTAGCAAACGCCGGTCAAGTTCCTGTAGCAGCCTATGAAGGTGAAGTTGTTTGTTATTCAACTGTTCCATCATGGACTGATACATCAACTCCAAATTCAGGACAAACACAGTGGAGATTCGGGCATACATTTAATTTTCAGGCTAATGTAAATTTTAACATCTGGTTTAACATCGGTCAATGGTCGTTAGATGGCCTTTATTTCGCATACGGCACAGATTGGTACGGGCAATTTGGATCAACTACAGGTGTAGCCCCTGTATTGCCGATACCTAACGCTTCAGTTCTATGCCTTGGTGGATTTCCTTGGCAAGCAAGCCATACTTATACTTTAGGGTCAGTCATTAATCCGGTGGCTAATTTAAGTGGGGGCGGCTCACCATATGATGTGTTTCAAGCGATTGCTGTAACCGGGCCGAGTGGCAGCACTGCTCCGGCTTGGGGAACTGCATCAATTGGTTCAAATTTGACTGATAATGGAATTATATGGCAAAATGTTGGTGTAGGCAATTGTCGTGGGGATGTTGTCATCGTTAAAATGACTCCATTTTCAACCCCACCACCATCAGGAACATTAACAAATATTTCGCCAATTATAATAACATTTTAGACTTGACAATCGCCCGAATTTCTGATATATTCATAATAGGAGAAAAATGAAATTTAAACAAGTATTAATGGCTTTAATATTGTGCCCGCTATTGACAGTTGGTGTAATAAGTACAACGGGGTGTATGAATCGTCCCGCTGCTCCGGTGCCCGGATCGTTAAATCAGTTCGATTCTGATACGTACCTCGCGCTAATAACGGCGAAAGGTGTGATTGATCAGACTAAAACTGATTTAATAAATGATATATTTCCGCCTAATCAGGTTGCAATTGTGAAAAAGTCGGTCAACGATCTTATAACGTATTATAATGTATCAGATACAGCATACACGGCTTATCATGCGGCTTCATTAGCAGGAACGGCCACACTTGAGCAACAACAGGCTGTACAAGCGACTGTCGATAATTTGAATAAAGCGGTCGTAGCAGTCAGTACTGCAAAGGCAGGAAATTAATGGCAAACTTATCGTTAACAAGTATATTGCAGATCATACAAATTGCACTGACAGCGCTACAAGCAATTCCGGCAACCGGTGCAGTTGATCGTGAAGTGAGTGCATTAGTCGGGCTATTACAAGCAGGATTGAATGCTTATCATCAAGCTTCTGGTTCGCCACTTGATCTAACTCGAATACCTTTAGAAACGCCGATACCGTAATTGACAAGTCGGGCGGTTTGTAGTATATTAATAATATGTCACATAGAGAATATGGAACTACAAACGGAAAACATTTGAAAATTCATCCAAAGCAGTTTATATCCGTAATCCGTCACATCCACGAATTCTGGCCTAAAGGCTGTCTTTGTGTAGCGTGTAAAGCAGTTGACAACCGTGAGGATATTGTGGTAAGATAGCATTATGATGACTCGCGGCAAGTTTCAATGTTATAGTGATAAGAGAGTTTACTGGAATAAGGACGTTCATGTCTACACGTTTCAGGCAGTTTGTAATGATGGAACACCTGAAAACGAGCGGTTTCATAAGTATACGCCATCAGGATCAATTGAAATAACAGTTGATAATCCTAATGTCGTTCTTGAACCGGGCAAGTTTTATTATGTAGATTTTACTGAAGTAAGTTAAAGTTGGGCTTATAGCTCATTCAGGAGAGCGCCTGTCTTGCAAACAGGAGGCGACCGGGGCGGAACCGGTTAAGTCCACCATTTTTGAGGCTAGGGTATGACTGGCGGTGCCACAGGTTTCCACCCTGTAGAGTCCGATTCGATTTCGGATAGCCTCTCCATTTTGGGCGCGCACCTTCTGGTGAAGGCTCAAGTTTGTGAAGCTTGTAGAAATACATTCGATTTGTAGCGTGCCCTCCATTTTTGGATATGTCGTATAAAGATAAATACTCTGTTTTCGTAAAACAGCTAATGTCGGCTCAATCCCGGCCATATCCTCCAGTAGATATAATATAATGGCTATTATAATTTCTTGGTAAGAAATTTATATGCGTTCGATTCGCATTATCGGCTCCATGCACTTGTAGCATAATGAAATGCCCCATACTTGTAATATGGCTTATGTCGGCCCATTGCCGATCAAGTGCTCCATTTTTATTGCGGGAATAGCTCAGAGGCAGAGCACAACATTGCCAATGTTGAGGTCGCGGTTTCAACATCCGTTTCCCGCTCCATATGCCGTTGGCGAAGAGGTCAAACGCGGAAAGCTACAACCTTTCTAATCAGGGGTTCGACTCCCTTACGGCATTCCATTTTTATGTTTGAATTTATATTAATGATTTTAGCTAATTTGGCCCATAGAATCGGGCCGGAATATCCTAATTATAAACAAGATTAATAGGTGATTGATGTAATGGAAGCATGACAGTCTCCAAAACTGTTCGTAAGGGTTCAAGTCCTTTATCATCTGCCATTTATGGGCAAAGCTAATAAAATGCCTTATGTACCGACAGAATGGGCTAAACATCTTCGCCCGTTTCTGAAACGGCTGTTCTGGAAGAAAGTTCGCCGTAAAACGAAAGAATTGACAAATCGAGTAAAGGATGATATAAGTTAAATATGCAAGACTGTTTAGTGGTGGATTCAACACATCGGCCCATCGCTTACTGCTCTTGGATGGAAGCGGTCAAACTTTATTATGAAGGTGTAGCGGACATTATTAAAGAGGATGCTGAGAAAGAAATACACTCGCCCTCTGTAACAATGAAGGTTCCAAGAGTTATAGCAATTAGGAATTACGTCTCGAAGAGATTCGGGCGCGATACTATAACACTTACAAGACGTAATATTGCTATCCGTGATGAACGAAAATGTCAGTACTGCGGGCTGGAATTAAGTAATGATGAACAAACGCTTGATCACGTTATTCCCCGTTCTCGCGGCGGCAAGAGTTCATGGGATAACCTTATATTATGTTGCAAGCCATGTAACCGCTTAAAGGCAGATTTAACTGTTGAAGAAGCAGGAATGAAATTGTTAAGCATTCCAAAGAAACCCAAACCGGGAGTGCAGTACCGAGGAATCGGGCACGTTAGACCGGAATGGGCCGATTACGAGAGGAATTAGGCTGTTTAGCTCAAAGATGGAGCAAGCGTCTCATTAACGCAAGGCTATTGGTTTAAATCCAATAACAGCCACCAAGTCGGGCCGGGGAGAGAGGTTAAATGGGAACTATGCCTATTCTCACAAGTGATTCCCACAACGGTCCATCAATTTTTGAGTAGCCCACATTGCTGAGGCAAGGCCAGCCCAAAGATAAACGGAAGAGAAAGCACCACAGCCTAGCGCCGTTTCTCAAAAACCAATTTTTATGGCGAGTTAGTAGCGTAGGACAATACGAGAGGCTCATAACCTCTAAACGGTGCGTGCAAATCCACCACTCGCAACCAATTTAGTTGTACAATAGTTACTAGGGAGAGAAACAGCTTCCTAGTAACAGCGCGTTTGTGGAATTAGTTTAAATGGCTTAGAACCCTTGACTTTCAATCAGGAAGATGCGAGTTCGACTCTCGTATTCCACACCAAAATTTATGGATAACGGGCAGGACGGGTAATGCAATGTCCTGCTAAGTCATGATAACCGAAAGGTTATAACCGAGTTCGACTCTCGGGTTATCCGCCACGGAAGGTACCGCTGAGAGGTCAGCAATTGGCTTTGAACACCAAGGAAACCGTATGCACTACGGTTTAGCGTTCGACTCGTTTATCTTCCGCCACGAAGCTGTCATCTAATGATAGGATAGAACTTTCTCAAGGTTTTAATACGGGTTTGACTCCCGTCAGCTTCACCAAATTTAATGGGATCATTGATCCCGCCAAATCAGACTCACTTCGGTGGGTCTTTTTTATTTTAAGGAACTAATGCCAGTTACTATTGATGAAATCTATGGCGGAAAATTTTCTAATCCTGACGGATCACCGTTAAACGGTGGAAAAATTCTTTTCCAGTTATCAACAAATGCAATGGTCACTGGCGGGGATGAACAAATAGCTCAAGGCCATATCATTGCTTACACATTAGATTCTAACGGCAGTGTGCCCGGTCCTGATACTAGTCATGTACTTTGGGGCAATGATCAATTAACGCCTACTAATACTTATTATATTGTACGCCTTTATAATGCAAATGGTCAACTCGTTGCTGGCCCGATGAACGGGGTAATTCAAGGGACATCACCGATTGATTTAGGTTCTGTCAATTTTTCAAGTGGCGCGGGTTCGGGCGGTATTGGCTCTAGTCTTCTATTACAAACGAATGATGTTAACAATACAAATCAAGCTTTATTAGATTTGAAACAAGGCTCTAATATCAGCCTTGCAAACGTCAACGGTGTAACAACTATTACAGGCACGGCTGTTCCTATTACACTACAAACAAACGGAACGCCCAATTCTAACCAAAGTCTATTAAATATTGCTCAAGGCAGCAATATGACAATTAGTAACTCAGCCGGGACAACGACTATTACCGGGCCAACTCCCCCTCTATTACAGACTAATGGTAGCACAAATTCAAGCCAAACGCAACTAAATCTTGCTGCTGGAACGGGTATCAGTCTTGCTAACGTTACTGGTACTACAATGGTGACTAACAGTGCTCCCGCCTTGCCATCGGCCCAAATTGGAGATGTCGCTCGCTTTAATGTTAACGGTGATTCATTGTGGGATAGTGTCAATTTTGCCACTAAAGCAGTAACAATCTTCGCTAATTATGCTCAAGGTGATTTAGAAGCATATGGAGCAACTAAAAATAACCCTACCGTTAATTCACCAAGTCACGGCACAGTCGCACCAACTGCGACAGATAGTGGAGCATACAACCAATCCGCCCCTGCTACCGCATCTACTAGCACTGTCTTAGGGTTTACTGAAGGCGCAAATCCGAACTTTGGTGGTTATGGATTTGGAGCATTCTATCGTTGGTCACTTCGTTATGCTCTTGGCGTTACAACTAATGCCCGATTTTGGTTAGGAATTACTGCGTATAATACAAGTGGTGGTGGTACAGAAGGACAAGACCCGAAAGCTTCTGCTAGTTTTGCTACTAATACTCCAAACCGTTCTACAATAGCGTTTCGTTATTCGGCGGGCACCGATACGACATGGAAAGCTACGACACAGGTGACGGGCGGTTCTCAAACTGTTGTTGATACAACTGTTGCAGTTGATACTAATCCACATAATTTTGAATTCACTTATGATGGAACAACAGTACGATTTTATATTGATACAGTGTTACGGGCATCAATAACAACGAATATACCGGCAGCTAATGCTAACCCGTTTATGCAAATTGCTGTAGTTGATAATCAAAATACAAATAATGCAGTATCAGCCACGATTTATCATGGCTTTCTTTCTTTGAAATAATTATGACGACGACGATTTCACAAGTCAAGTTTCCAAAAATGTATATTAAAGGCGGGCAAGGTAATATTGCCGATGTCAATAATAGTTCCCAATTATTAACCAACACTGGTGGAGTAGGAATTTCAATTTTAAGTATGGGTTCGCAATCAATGATTGCCGGGCCAAGCGGTTATATAGCCAACGTTTCATCAACCGGCGATTTACAAACAACGAACGGATAACATGAAAGTTTATTACACCTATTTATGGTTGCGCGAAGACGGAACGCCTTACTATGTGGGTAAAGGGACTGGCATTAGAGCGTTTACTAATAGTTCACATAATGTTCATAAACCTTTAGATGAATCTTTAATTTTAACACAAGAATTTCCTGATGAACAATCCGCTTTTGCTGCTGAAAAATTTCTGATTGCCTATTACGGACGTAAAGATTTAGGTACAGGATGCCTTCGCAATTTAACCGACGGTGGGGAAAATCCTCCAACACATAGAAGAGGCAATCCGGGTCATATACCTTGGAACAAGGGTAAACCGTGGTCTGAAGAAATTAAATTAAAATTTAGTAACGCGAAAAAAGGAAAACCTTCAAACTGGTCGGGGATGAAAGCATCTGATGAATTAAGACGAAAATTAAGTCGAGCACACTCTAAGTTTACGCAAGAACAAATAAATGAAATAAAAGAATTAAGAAAACAAGGTATTAAATATCAAGTTATAGGAAAACAATTTGATATAAGTGCTAGTTATGTTGGTGAAATTTGTTCTGGAAAGAAGTGTAATTTCTAAAAAATATGGCTAATACTATAAATCAAATAAATTTTCCAAAAGTTTTCGTGGTTGGTCCGAGCGGTTATATTGCCGATGTGACGAGCGCGGGGCAGCTTCAAACTACTGGAAGTGGAGCAAGCGGTAGCGTCACTAGTGTAGGAACTGCCGGTATTGCTACAGGTGGGCCGATTACTACAACCGGAACTGTAACAGTTCTAGGTTCTGGTAATACGACAACTGCTGTTACAGCCGGAGCTAGTGTCGCTGGCGCTGCTAATAACGACGTTCTAGTTGCTGACGGTTCAGGTAATGCTAAAGATAGTGGCGTATTGATTGGTAGTCTCGCCCCATTAGCATCGCCCGCATTCACTGGTAATGCATCTGCTATCAATATTACAATTTCAGGCGCACAGGTTAACACACCGACAATAATTGCGTTCTCTGCTACACCCACTTTTAACGCGGCTACAGCTAACAACTTTAAAATTACATTGACCGGTAACGTTACTAGCTCAACACTCTCAGGAGCAACAGCGGGCCAAAGAATAATAATGGAAATTATACAAGATGGGTCCGGGGGACACACTTTTGTATGGCCTAGTAATATGAAAAATACAATGAATATCGCTGATCAAGCGGCAGGAGCAAACGAAGTCTCATTACAAGAATTTTACTATGATGGTACGAACGCCTATGCGCTTACGACCGGAATGATATACCCATAAGGATTTAATGAAAAAGATAATCACAGTTTTATTAACTATTATAGCGTGTCTCGGCGTTTCTGTAGCCCAAAACTCGTCTGTCAACAGTTTAACATTTGGGCCGCGCTATACAGTAAGTACGTTACCCGCCGCTGCATCAAATAATAAAAGAATTTTTGAAATTACAGACGGTACTACAGGGGCAGATTGTACAGTCGGGGGCGGTAGCTCAGTTAATCTTTGCCAATCAAACGGCAGTGTATATGCTTCTTTGAATACTAATAGCATTACTTCAATAGTGACAGCAAACCAAATAGCTGCTGCCGCAAAATGTAATGATATATCTGTCTCAGCTAATACTATTACCTGTAACCCTACGAATGCTTTGACTGCTTATGTCGATGGAACATTGTTGGAAGTAAAAGTAGCTAATACTGACACCGGAGCTACAACAATTAACGTTTCATCTATTGGTAGTAAAAATGTAAAGTCTAGTCTTGGCAATCCAACCGCATTAAGTGGCGGTGAATTGGCCGCTGGATCAACTTATTTATTATATTACGATGGAACACAATTCGTAATGATGAACGATTTTGCTTGGGTAGATGCAGCAACATTCCCTGGAGCAACGGCTGATGTTCAAATTGCTAATGCAATTACTGCCGGATGTACAAGCCGTTCGGCTGTTGTTGAAGCACGAAACCTTGTTTCTCCAGTTTTTGTTGCTAACCCATTTCAGGCATTAATTGGGGCCGGATATAAGCCTTCTTGTACTGGAATATTGTTACTTCCGTCAGGTGTTGTAACAGTTAATGTGCCGTTAATTATTCCGGGCGGTTGGAGAGTTCTTGGCGTAGGCGCTAATGATACGTTGAATAATGCTAATTCTACTGAAATTTTAGCTTCTGCTACCAATTTTAAAGGGCCATATTCAGCCGGAACAGCGGCTAATGCGGTCTGTTCTGGAACACCGCTGACTTGCGCTATCACAGGTACAACAACATCATGGACAACAGCTAATATATCTCTTGGTATGCGTTTTACAATGTGTACAGCCGCGATTACAGGAACAGCTTGTGGCGGAACCCCCGCAGCTAACGCTGTCACCGGATTAATTACAACGATTACAGATAGTACACACATTACGATTACAACGAATCAGGCGTATTCATCTAATACAGCGTCTAGTTATGTCATAGTGCCTTCTGTAGTTGAAATGGGTGATGAATCTGGTGTAGCTTCTCAGCCGGGCAACTTTGATGTCGGCATTGGTGGGTTTGTAATTCAAACTAATAATATAACAGGTGTAAATGGTCTAGCTAATTATAGCTGCCAAAACTTATGTCATTTTATTGATAGTATTTTTATTCATCCTGCACCTAGCGCAATCGGGTTCGATATGGAAAGTCCACAAGCACAAAATTCTGGACCTTTTTATCCATTATGGGTTGTAGGACAAACTGGCGGTTGTAATACAAGTACAATTGGAATTGTTGTTCGTGCTTCAACTTCTATGCCGTTCGCTCTTGATAATGCCAGCGTATTTTTAAACCAATGTGGCGCGGTCGGTACCGGCATTGCTGTTGAAGGGCCGATGACATTGAATAACGCTCACGTTGGCGTTAGTAGCACTGCTGGAACTGGTGTAGCTGTAGATGTCGGAGATGCAGTAACTTGTCCACAGATTTGTGAAGGTGGAGCACTTGCGGCTAACGGTGCAGCTATTAACAATTTGAATATCACGGCCAATGGATTGACTGGCTTAAAATTTGGTAGCACTGCTAGAAATTTCATCGCTAGTAAGATTGTAGACGCTAGTTCTGGCGGATATACTAATCTATTCGCTGAGGGTGCGCGTGGCTGTACAATTCCTATCAGTACAGTAAGATTAGAAACATATATCGTTGGAGATTCAGCAAGTACGTACTATTCTAGTTCTGAAGCGACAAGCACAGGAACAGGATCATGTACTGGAATGGGCACTTTAGGCATAATTACTGGAGTTATTGGTACAGCTTCAACTACACCTAATTTCTGTGCAACTGATACAGGAAGCGCAAACGCGTATGCAATCGCTCCCTCTCCCGCTGCTACATTGACTACTAATACTTGGGTTTGTTTCCAAGTTGCCAACGCTAATACAACGGCCTCAACCCTTGCGGTCAATGGTTTGGCTGCTAAAAACTTAACAAAGAATGGTAACACCGCTTTGGCAAACGGCGATTTATTTACAGGAACTTATTACATTGCTATTTATGACGGAACAGAATGGCAGTTAGTAACTAACATTCCCGGTTCATTATCAGCATCAAGTACAACCTTATCAAATAACGTAATACCAAAGGGTGCAGGAGCACATAAACTTACTAACGGTGGTATAACTGATAACGTAAATATTACTTCCTCAGAAATTTTCTCGGGCGGCAACACTGTTCGATTAACTGCCGATAGTAGTGGCATTACAGCTACAACTCCGGGCACAACGTTCCTAACTCTTGGCACCTTGATTGCAAACACTAATTACTCATTTACTTGTGAAATATTGTATAGTCAGGCAACTGCTGCCGTGCTAGACGGGTTTTCTGTGCAAGCAGCCACGAACGCGGCGACCGATTGGGATGCGTGGGGAACGATGTATACAGCCGATCCTTTAACTGGAACCGTGGTAGGATCACAAAGTTCGGCTTTACGAGTAACTACAACGACAGCAACACCGATTGTTACAGCTACTCCTGCCGCAACTGCAACTGTATATCAGGCAAGAATAGCGGGTAATATTCAAGTTGGTGCAAGTGTTCCAACAATTAATATTCTTGCATTCACTGGAAACGCCTCAGATGCAGTAACAATTAAAGCAGGGTCGTTCTGTTCGGTACACATTTAATTGACAAAGCTGTAAAAATATAGTATTATTATAAATACGATAGGTGTGGGGTATCTCAATGAGAGATACCCCTCATTTTTCATTTAGAAAGGTTTATGAAAGAGTTATCGCAATATCAAACGTATATTGCCAAATCGCGCTATGCGAAGTGGATACCAGAATTAAGCAGGCGAGAGAATTGGGACGAAACAGTTAACCGTTACATCACATTTTTTAAAGATAGAATACCAAAATCAGATCGAGAAGAAGTAACTAAAGAATTACAAAAGGCCATTTTAGAAATGGATGTAATGCCTTCAATGCGGGCTATGATGTTTGCGGGGCCGGGATTAGAGAGGGATAACTGTGCGGGCTATAATTGCTCGTATTTAGTAATAGATGATCCCAGAGCATTTGATGAAACTTTATACATATTAATGTGTGGTACAGGAGTAGGCTATTCAGTCGAACGCCAATTTATATGTAAAATGCCGTATATTGCTGAGGTCTTTTATGAGACTGAAACTACGATTAAAGTGCCCGATTCTAAGATTGGATGGGCAACATCATTTAGACAATTGATCGGACTTTTATATGGTGGACTAGTTCCTAAATGGGATATGTCGTTAGTTCGTCCTGCCGGAACGATATTAAAAACAGGGGGCGGGCGTGCCTCTGGTCCTGAACAACTAGAAAAGCTATTTAAATTTACAATCAATCTGTTTAAAAATGCTGCCGGAAGGAAATTGAATTCTGTTGAATGCCATGATTTGATGTGTGCAATTGCAGATATTGTTGAAGTTGGTGGGGTACGTCGCGCTGCAATGATTAGTCTTAGTAATTTTAGTGATGATAGAATGCGGAATGCAAAAAACGGGCAATGGTGGTTAGAACATAATTATCGCCGTCTTGCTAATAATTCTGTCGCATATACTGAAATGCCAGATGTTGAATCGTTTCTGAAAGAATGGGCAACGTTAGTGGAGAGTAAATCAGGAGAGAGGGGCATATTTAATCGTGAGGGAGCTAGAAAGCACATTTTGAAAAATGGCCGTAGAGCCATCAAGGTAAACGATGAATTTATAGAGTTTGGAACCAACCCTTGCGGCGAAATCCTTCTTCGTCCGAATGGATTTTGTAATCTTTCAGAAGTTATTATCCGTCCAGATGATGACAAGAAAAGCTTGAAGAAGAAGATAAGATTAGCCACTATTATCGGGTGCCTTCAATCAACATTGACTGACTTCCGTTATCTTCGTAAAATTTGGACTAAGAATGCCGAAGAAGAAAGGTTATTAGGAGTTAGTTTAACCGGCATAATGGACAACCCGCTGATGTATACGAACGGGACAGAATTAGAAAAGTTATTGACTGAATTGCGAGAATATGCTGTCACAGTAGCTATGGAATGGGCCGAAAAGTTAAAAATTAACGTTCCGGCGGCGATCACTTGTGTTAAACCGTCTGGAACTGTCAGTCAACTAGTCAATTGTTCGCCGGGCATACATACTCGTTGGAGTCCTTACTACATTCGGGCCGTTCGAGAAGATAATAAAAGTCCTATTACCCCCTTTTTACGCGATACAGGCGTTTACAGCGAGGTTGAAAATTCAAGGCCGAACGACTCAACCGTGTTCTTTTGGCCGCTAGAATCGCCCCTAATGAGCCGCTGTAAGGATGATTTTACAGCTATCGAGCAACTAGAACTGTATCTAACATATAAGAAATGTTGGACCGAGCATAATCCATCATGTACTGTATATGTTAAACAAAATGAATGGATTGAAGTTTGTGCGTGGGTATATCGTAATTTTGCTGACATAGGCGGGGTTTCATTCTTACCTAGTTCGGACCATATTTACCAACAAGCCCCCTATCAACAAGTTACAAAGGAAAAATACGGAGAGTTTAAAAAGAAAGTGCCAGCGATTGATTGGAATAAATTGACTGACTATGAGAAAGAAGACATGACCGATGTTAAGCATGAACCGGCCTGTAGTTCAGGAGTGTGCGAACTGTGAGTTTAAACAAAGATAACGCTTTATCAAAGGAAACCGAATACCGCAAGAAATACGGTCCGCGATATACGTATTTATTTAAATGTTCTGAACCAGAATGCACTAAAATAATAAGAGTTAGAAGTGATTATCTTAACCGATCATCGGGTCAATGTAATATTCATTCTCATCAAAAACGTCCATTTGAAAGTTTATATAACTCATTATATAACGATTGGCGCGGTACTGAAGTAACCTTAACTTATGAAGAGTTTTTAGAATTTACAAAAATTAAAAAATGTCATTATTGCAGTTATGGTATTTTGTGGATTCCATTTGGAACGGTAGCGGGAGAGTACAAATCAAGAGCATATTACTTAGATAGAAAAAATCATAATGAAGGGTACACTAAAGAAAATTGTGTTGTTTGTTGTTCTAAATGCAACATCATTAGGCGGGACCACTTTACATATGAACAATTTTTAGAAATTGGTAAATTAATAAATAAATGGCGTATTGAATAAGCAGATATTTGTGAGATTAGTAAGGGCGGTAGTTGCGGATCATAAAATGGGGCCGTTTTATACGGTCCCATATTCTTTAGGATAAATTGTTACTATACATCCATTTACAACCATATTAAATATGTCATGGGCGGTTAAAATATCTTTCAATTTTGGCGATTGTGGTTGATAACCAATTATTTCTTCTATAGTGAAAGATGTACAATAATAACTTGGGTTAGTCATTCTAATTCTAAACTCTGTCATCTATTATCTCCTTCACTTTTAATTACCCCGCGTTTACGTCGGTCCTGTAATTTTTCAATATTAATGTGGGCTATAGTTTCTAACGATATCCCCAATTCTGACGCTAAAGCCGCGCAATACCATGTCACGTCACCAAGCTCCCTAATTAATTCAGACCGTTGTTCATCATTTAATTGCTTGCCCGAAGTAATACCAAAATTGCGCCAATACTTTTTAATCTTGTCCGCTGTTTCCCCGGCCTCGCCAGTCAAACCTAAAGCTGGATATAGCAAATTTCGGCCTTTATATGGATAATCCGCTGTTTGTAAAGCGGCATGTTGATATTCGTTAAAATTCATTCTTCTCCTGTTTTTACTGCACAATAAAACGTTACACTAGTATAGATTAAAAATAACACCATACTTTTATAAAAAGGTAATGTTATTAGTAATACAAACAGTCCTCCAACAAATGAAACAAGTATTAATAAAATAAATCCGTAAATAGCTTGCTTCATTTAGTTTTATGTCCGTAGACATATCCCCTATTTTTATAGTCTAACACGATTTCATCCTCTTGTCCAGCGATACCTGAAGCTATAATACGGGCCAACGGAATTTCAAGTCTCTGCTCTATGACTCTTCTGATATTCCGACCATTATACTTTGGATCATAACCCTCATCTATTAACGCCCGTCTTGCCTCTTTTGTAACGTTTAGAAATATGATATTCTTACTCTTCGATAGAATATTCTGTTGAATAATATTAATTTCTAGATCACAGACCTTCTCAATTTGCTCTTTTGTCAATGTGTGGAAGGCAATAATCCTGTCAAGACGGTTGATAAACTCGGGCGTGAACTTCTTCTTAGCTGAAGAGATACCAATTTCAGCAATTCCGGCCTCATCAACCCCTGCTAACTTATTAAAGCCAATACCGCCACCATGAATCAACTTATCCATTTCTGCTGAACCGGCGTTAGATGTCATCAGTATCACAGTGTCTTTAAAATCTGTCGTACTATTATCGCCAAGAGTAATTGTTGCCTTATCCATTATAGTTAAGAGAAGGTGCCATAATGAGTCTGAAGCCTTCTCTATCTCATCAAAGAAAATGATAGACAGTTTATAATGTTCAGTATGTAGCGCGTTCAATGTCTTCTGTGTAAATCGGGCCGGGGTTTCTTTATGACCGAGGTAGCCCGGAGGAGAACCGATCAACTTAGCAATTTCATGAGAATGCTGGAATTCGCCACAATCAATCTTAACACAATGATGTGTATCATTACCAATAGCTTCGCAGAATGATTCAATCAATCTAGTTTTACCTACACCGGTCGGCCCTAAAAATAACGCTGTACCAATCGGGCGATTTTTATCATGTAAATTAGCGTGATATTTTTCAATAATATCAATGATTGCATCAATTCCTTCTTGTTGGCCGATCACTTTCGATCTTAGTGTTTCTCTAATCGCCTTTGCCCGATCACTTTCAATTTGTGTTAAATCTAGGATGTTCACACTTTTTCCCAGAACCCACCAGATTTACCATCTTCTTCTAAGATATAGCTGATCCAACGCTGTTTCGGTCGGCCAATCCGCTTATTTTTCATCCATTCTTGAAAGGCTTGATAATTCTTTTTCTGGTTCATTTTCTTACCACGTCTTGTGTTTTCACTCATTGATTTGCCCGCTTCAACCATCCGGTAAGGAATTTACCTAATTTTGGATTCTTTTGTACTAACTCTTGGTAATAGATACAAAGTGATTCTCGATAGTGAATTAACAACATGCCCGGATCATACTGATTTATAGCCTTCTCTGTCATTGGACCATATTGACCGTCCTGTGTAACGTTAACGAGCCTCTGCATCAATCTAATCGCTGCCGCGCCCATGTTTACGAAGGCATCAAATAGCTTAGTCGCTATATCTTGATCATTGATACCATCGAATTTCCAGAAGTCTCGGTGATAAATCTCAGTCGCTCCCTCAACTGTCAGGTTTCTTATATCAATATTGGGGTAACTTCTTTGGCTAATGCCAAAATTCGTAAGACCTCCGGGGTCTGAATAATCATCAACCAGACCACCTTCGTTAGCTAATACAGTTTTAATTGCTATTGAAAAATCAGCCATTAGTGCCCCGGTTGTAAAGGTAGTCCAACGTCTTTAACGTGGTTATTGATCTTCTGGGCCAATTCAAATGCTCGATGGACAGCCGCTTGTGGTGTAAATTCTCCACTAGAATAGATGACAGCCGCCGCCTGTAACAATTCCTGTCTTGTAAAATATTCTAACATGTTAATCCTTTACAACGAGATAGGTATTATCAACACGAATAGCGTGTACTAAATTACGCGATTTTACTCCCCCAAAAAATCCTTTTACATGCTCATAAAATCGAGCTAATGTCAATCCAATATCAAAACTATCGGCCACAACAGTCATTATCTCGGTCTTAATGCCTAAATCCATTAACCTTATAAATTTTATAACGATTCATCTTTTCCTCCAAATTGGACTACAACAGCGGTGACATTATCAAATGAATTCTTATATTTCTCAATCAACTCTTCAGCCGTTGTATGCTTCGTCAATAGAAATGGCGCGGTTTGGTGGGCCGGGTCTGTCAATCCGTCCGAAGCTACTAGGAGTGAAGTCACATTCTCTCTCATAAATAAAACGACTTCCGGTTCCTGTGAAGTTACTCCACGCAATTCGACATCGCCTAACACCCGAGACATCTGAATGCCTTTGTTATAATCACCATACGTTTTAAAAAGATAACCGTTAACGATTACCCCGCCCCGAGACTGTACTTCTAACGCTTCACAATAATTGCTGCGAACGTTATGCTCTGGTAATACGACTTCTTCCCCACCTTTATAAAGTATCTGGATGGGCGAATCACCGAGGACACCAGTAACAACGACTTCAGGCGTGATCAATACGAGTGATGCTGTGCTTCCGCCTTTAAAATCTTTTGTTTCGGTATCGAGAACACTGAAGATCGTATTGACAAGATCAATCGGTTTTCTGTTTATATAACGAAGAAATGTTGCTGCTAGAATATTATAGCATTTCTCTGAGACTTCTGCGCCCGAATGCCCATCAAAAACGCCGATCAACGTTAGTTCGCCCTGTTTCACTACGAGATAACGATCTTCTTGATAAGGTCTTTGGCCTATCGCTGTTCCATGCGTTATTTTCAATTTTTCTCTCCTAAAAAACTAGTAACTAATGCGGTCAATTTTCTATCGCAACTTGAACAAAGGTAATAATAAGTATTAGGAAGAAACCATCCCCTATTAATAGAAACTTTTGTAGACGGATAAGGCGGGGTTTCATTTCCACAACGATCACAATAATGTTTAGTCATTTTTAACCACCCTTACCTTACATCCTTTTCCGCACGTCATACAGTGCCATTTCCCGAGAGTGCTTTGACTAAATTTTCGTTCCTTTCGATCTGATTGAGAACGAGTACATGCATTTTTCTTGGCCTGAGTATTGCAGCAAATTGAAATATAAATCATTTCCGCCCTTTTGTCAACTCAAAATGTCGATCTAAATATCTTTCTCTTGCTTCTTCCGGTGCCCAAGGTATGATCTTTTCTTTAAACGGTTGCCCGAAATCGTCAGACCATTCACACTTTTGTTGAAATAAGTCCCTTGCTTCAGTGACTAACATTCTAGAATCGGCTAACTTGACACTCTCAGGTTCGGGCCGAAGATTGAATTTCTTTTCAATCGCTTTCATCGTTAATCTTTCATACATTCGATAGACTTCCATTCCCGGCGCACGTTTCAACGGCCTTGGTATATCAACACAGCCTAATCCTTCAGAATCGTCATGATGTAACCCTTCTAACGCATCATTAGGATCACAATATTGACTCACAAGGACGGCGTGTTGAGCAATTGAATAAAAAGTCCTTATCTGGCCCCCGAAACGACAAAGTAACGATAATCCTCTCGCAATATCGTTCAAATCAACGTCTTCTGAAAGCGGCCACATATGGCGGAACTTCTTCCCAGAGAAAGTTTGAATGTAAGGAATTGATTCACGATCAACGCCTTTCAGCGTTTGCTGAAGTGTTTTATTAGCTAAATCGAACATCAATTCACTTTGCTGCTTAGTATAATTCATTTCATTCGTGATTCTTGTATTTTTCTTAATCCTTCCGAAAGCATCATAAACTCATTATACGTGAACTTATTACTTTTTGTCAAATTACATTGTGTGCAACAAATAACGCAATTTTCTTTAGTATATCCTAAGTTATTATCTTTTCTATCAATATTATAAGAATGCGTAACATTATCTTTTAAATATTTGTTTATAATCACTTTATCGCCACAATAATGACATTCCGGCGTTTTAATTAATTCTAAATATTCTTCAAATGTTAAAGATGAAAATTCTTTACGTTTACTGGCGTTTAACATTAATCTATTATAACGGGATTCATAGGGCCGTCTCTTACATAAACAACCACAACTTTTAGTGTGAGCACTGACTAATCCCCTCGCCTGAATTAATTTACTTGTTCCACAATCACAAAGACATTTTAATATAGCAGATCGTCCTTTACCTATTATATTCTCAATCTCTTTTGTTCTGGGAATCCGCTCAATTACTAAAAGTTTTCCAAAACGTTGTCCAATAAGTTTATGTTCGAGCATTTAATAGCTCTTTTATTTTATCAAAGGGCACGTCATCCTTTCGGTATGATTCACCGTTTAGTTTAAACCAGCCGCCCACCTTTTCAATGACTCCTAAGGAAGCGGCATAATCAACTAAATCGGCATGTTTATCAAACCCTTTGCCATAATATAAATTTAACAATGTTTCCCTAAAGGGGTTAGCAACTTTATTTTTTATACCTTTAATACGTATTACATGTCCAACAACTACATTTTCTTCTTTAATTAGCTCAGTTTTACGAATATCTAGCCGTAAGCTTGCATAAAACTTTAAAGCACGGCCCCCCGTCGTTGTTTCATTTGATCCATATGTCACGCCAATTTTTTCTCGTATTTGATTAATAAAAATTAAAGTAACTTGATTAAGATTACATTTACCTCGTAATTTTCGCATTGATTGGCTGAGAAGTCGCGCCTGCAGCCCCATGTGGCTTTCTCCGAAATCTCCCTCTAACTCAGCCCTCGGGACTAAAGCAGCAACTGAATCAATAACAATTAAACTAACGGCCCCTGAATCCACTAATGCTTCAACAATACTTAACGCTTCTTCACCACTATTCGGTTGTGAAACAACAAGATTATCAATGTCAACGCCCAATTGTTGGGCATAATTAATATCGACCGCATGTTCTGCATCTATGAACGCGCAAATATTTTTTCTTTTCTGTTCTTCTGCAATTACATGCAATGTAAAGGTTGTCTTTCCTGAAGATTCCGGCCCTATTACCTCAATTATTCGTCCTTTTGGTATACCACCTATACCGGCAACATTATAATCAAAACTATATAATCCTGTAGAAATTGAAGGCATTACAATGCCAACTTTATCACCTAATCTCATCATAGATGCTTCATTATCAAACTGCTTATTAAATTGCTTTTCAATAGATTTAAGTGTTTTCCACTTTTCTTCTAATGTCTTAGGTAACTGTTTCGTTGTTTCCACTATTGGCGCTTGCCATTTCCCCACTGATGTCGTCTGTTCCTGTACTACTTCCTTCAACTGCTCTAATACCTTCATTCTCCCTCAATCGTTTTTGTATCTCGTTCATGAAGCGAAGATACCACTTCGTAAATCTCTTGCCTTTCACTTTAATCAGTACTTCTACACCCTCTTTTTGGAATACTTCATCAGCTATAGCCGCAATCTGTCCCTGAGTAAAAAAGAATGCTGCCCAACAATGCCCGCACCCTGTTCGTGGTTCATCAGTCGGATGAAATTTATGACCACATGCGCTTACTTGATCATGTCTCTGAGTAAAGAAAGTGCCCATCGCCCTCTTATATTCGGCCCGAGACATCGGCTTTTGCGGTTCCGTCAATGCTTTAGTTACTTTCATTTTTAATTAAATAACGCTCCGATGGGGTTAGTTGGGCCGCACTCAGGCCGTATTTCATTCTCAGCATGTGCTTTTCTTTCGCTGGTATAGGATGTTCTATTAAATCGCCTACTTCTTCATTAAATTGCGCTGTAACTGCTTCGACCAATTCCATTTATTTCTTTCTCATTACTCTGAAATATTTGTTGACAGGTACTATATTCCGTCGCCTCAATTCAAATCCTATTTCATTTTCTAGATGTGACTGCTGCTCTCTATTCAATTCCTCTATACCTAGTATATAATGATTGAAGAACTTTTGCAAGAGCGCCCGATCCATAAACTGTTTCAGTATATTATCTACATCACAACAGAAATCGGCCCGACATGGCGTAGCCGGATTTCTTGTAGGACTTGTGCCGCCCGTATAAACTGTTACATTCCGAAGATTATTACTTTTAAACCGTACATACGCCCCCGGATCATTTACATCACCAAATACTTCTAAAAACGCCAACTTGTTAAAGTGGGTTTTCAACGACCAACGTTTCACTTTTTCCTTTTTACAGGTGCCATCAATACTCCTCTAGTTTTTAGAATAGCTGCCCATTTGTTCATATACGCGGCAAGCTTATTGGGATCAATTCCTTGTTTTTCCATATAACCAACCACGAATTTATTACATAAATAACATAACACGCCGCGAGTACAGCGGCCACAGAATGTTGTTTTCTTGTCTTTACCTTTTGTTGGACAACAACCATGAAAATGATCTTGAAATGCCCGAAACTGTGGAAATTTCCGGCCACAGATTGCACACCCGCCGCCCTGTTCTTTCACTTGAAAATCAAACACTACTTTTGTTGTCTTATAAATTTTGCGTAATCTTAAATCTTGTGCTTTCGTACTCAAATTAGTCCTAAATCTATTATAACATACTCACCATCTGCGTTACAAGCTACATTTGAACTATGCATATCGCCCGAATCGCCATTTATATCAAATAACATGTTTCCTATAAAATCGGATACTATCCGGCCTTCGTTGTATTTCAACATTCTATATTTAGGCATCAAAATTATACCTTGTTTGTTAGCATAATAAACCTCTGGAAGATAGCGCCGAAGTAATTTGTATTTCTTATCTTTTTTTATTTTGTTAATTTTAGCTATTTCGATCAATGAATGCTCGACATTTTCATCCCAACTTATAGACATTGGAATTTTAACAATTAAAGGTAATTTATTAATTTGATAAGTATTACGGAACACGCCTGAACCGATAGGATGAAGCGATAAACCAATATCAAGAATTTCATCAAGATTGGCCGGTTTGTGTTCTTTAAATAAAGCAATGACCTGATCTACATCAAGCTTCATACAGTAATATTACCAATAACCCTTTCTGCTTCTTTAATAACATTCAACTCTCTTAGCGTGCTCGTTGCTCCATCGAACTCTAGTTTGACGCTGCCCCCGCCCGAATAACGAGTCAGCCCGATGTTAAAGTGTGTAATAGGATCAAAAGATTCGGCCCGTTCAGCGTAATCAGCAATATCTTTTTCCTTCAAATCGGCATCAAATGACTTTCGATGAATAGCAATCATAACATCGCAATCCTTTGCTATTTGGCTTGCCCCATCTACATTATTCGTAGTAACGACCTTACCATCATAAAGACGGTGCGGCTGAAGAATACGAATCATTTTAATCCCGTAGTCCTTCGCTATCTGACTCAAAACCTTACTGATCTGAGAAAGATGAATCGTTCGATTTTGATTAACTAAAGTTGTATCACATAATCTCTGAATGTTGTCTATCATTACCCATTTTACACCATAACGACGAATACAATCTTTAATCAACTTATAAATATCATCAACTGTTTTATAGTGTGGATAACAGAAATAAAGCGTGCCGGGACGGTTTGCAGCTAATTGCCGTGCCCTTGGTATCGCTTTCTTAAACTGTTCTAACTGGAAACGATCAGATTTATCATCAGTCGGTATTAAATCTGGTACTCCAGTGACATGACTAACCCATTTCTTACTAAAGCGAAGAACTGTCATTTCAAGACAAATGATGACCGCGCTTTCTTCATATTTATTAACGGCATATTCCAGCATGTTCATGCCAATTGTCGATTTGCCTATCTTCTCTGGCGCGACTAAATCTATAATATCTCCGTCTTCAAAGCCGACATACTTATTAACAGATTCCCATGGTGTTCCGTACTTTGGACGCACCGAAGTCTTGCCTTTAAACATATCTTCTAATTCATCTAACGCGCCTTCTGTACTTGATACACCTTGGACATCAAATAATTGAGCATCTTGTTTTAGCTGCTCAAAATTTTCAAGATTTCCGTTTCCACTGACAAACCATTCGTTAAGGTCTTTACCCGGCTTTGTACTTCCGTCAGAACTGCCGGATACGGGCACGGTAAAATTAGGCAATACGATCTTATAGCATTTTTCGATGCCAATCTTTGATGCAAGCGTTTGCGCCGATTTTTGGCCGACTTTATCTGTGTCATAGCAAATATATATTTTCTCTGGCGCGATTCTATCAATTAATTCGATCCATAAAGACTTCTGAACATTCGCGCCCGGTACACCAACGATGTTATAAATACCATGATCCATCGCAGCTATGCAGTTAGCTTCACCCTCGACCATAATCAACTCGGTCAGCCCTTCATGCAATATTTCTCCGTTATAAAGCGGAGCATCCCAACCCTTCGGGCTACTAAACGCCTTTTCTGCCGGGGGTAATGTCCTGTAATGAACATAAATCGGCTTACCTTGTACTAAGTACGGATAAACTAGTGCTCTGACTTCATTCGTTTCTTTGAAGTACCTTCGAGTCAGCCCGAGTTTTTGTTTCTCTATAATCTCTCTACTGAACCCGCGCTCGTTAATCAAATAATCAAGAACATCAATATCTTCTAATAAAGCCTGATGTAATACGTCTATATCAGGCAATTGTTCTTGTTCACGTTCGCCCGGCCTGCTCCAATTTGAGGGAGACATAACTCCCGGTACTTCTAGTCCAAGATGTTCTCTAAGTCTTCGCCCATTGCCTGAAACCCCGCATTTATGACAAATAAATAGATTATCACGATTAGTTCCATCAGCAATGACGTAAAAATGCCCGTAGCCCGATTTCTTACAAAAAGGGCAGGTTTCTAATTCTAATTTATCGCCGTTTTCCTTATAATTCCATCCTTGTGACTTAACTAACTGTAATGCTTTACTATTCTCGGCAATCTCTAACATACTTAATTATATCATTCTCGATAGATGAAGTCAAAAGCTTCTTGTGTTAGATAGCCTAAATGATATGCCACAACTTCGTCATCAAACTCAGCACCTACCCGGTCACATATTTTACGGGCACAGTGCCAACATTCATGGGCTATAGTACCAACCTTACATTTTATCAGGGAATACTAAATAGGATATGCCAACAGCACCGATCCAAATGTGCATTGCCTCACATTCATCAGCTTTATGTGGTATATCGTATAATTTAAAAATCTTTTTGATTGACCGTTGCAGATCGTTACTAACTATAATTCTTACTGAATAATCAGCAAAAACAGGGAATTTTATTACTTTTGAGCGTTCTTTAAATTTTTTCATGTTTGCGGCGTAATGATGACATAATCAACGCCAACTTTCTTTAATCCGATCAATTCTGCGGCCCGCTCTGATAAGTCAATTGTTCGGCCCTTGATCCACGGACCACGATCATTAACTCTAACAGTTACAGATAACCTTGTTCGTGGATAATATACAGTCAATATAGTGTTTTTAGGATAAAATTGGGATGCACAGGTCAATTCTTTAGGATTAAATGCTTCTCCGTAGGCCGTTTTCTTACCAGCAAATCTAATTCCGTAAAATGATGCTAACCCGCGAGTTATTGGCAATTTAGTTAACATAGCGCCCATAGTTAATGTTAACATCATTATTATAACAATTGTTAACTTAATCATCAGGCATTATTCCTTGAAATTCATTCAATACAGTTCCGCAGCGGACTTTACTCCACAATTCTTTCCTGTTAATCCAAAGAAGACGATCTAATACTTTGAAGGCCGTTTCTATGTCGGGCCGGGTTCCCTTATAATTCTTCTCATTCAATCGAGCACCTAATGCCCAATTGCCCGATTCTGGCTTCAATTCTAGGAAATCGCCGTCTGGGAGGAGCACTTGGAATCCGGCCCCCATTCGTTCCCAAGTATACCCATCCCGAACTTCGGGCCGCCCTTTTTTTGGTACTGCTACGGCCTTACCCTCGATAATATTGTTGTTCCAAGCATTGTGCTTTTAATTTTTGCGTTCTCGATCATATTGTAACCTCAAATGGATTATATACCACTTTATAAGATTCATCAACAACGGTTGAATTATAGAATTTAGTACCATTCAACTCATATTCACCGCGCCCACCATGTAAATGTCCAAATGTATGAATCTTAGGTTTAACTTCTAACACTCTAGTCAGAAGATCATCACACCCGGCTGAAATACCATCTTGAATTCGATCTAAAATCTTATGGGGCGGGCCGTGCGTAATAAGTACATCAGTATCGCCCGGTATGGCATCCCAAAAACGCTTAATTTTCAGTCCACGGTCAACGTTAAACGCCCAATCAGAAAACCACGGAGTCATTGGTGAACCGTAGAATTTTAGTCCTTGTATCGTTACAGCACTATTCTGAAGATAATAAACACCGGCCTCAAGCATCATGTCTCTTGCTTTCTTCTGGCGATGATCTTCAAAGCAAAAATCATGGTTTCCGGCGATAGTCACGATTTGCTGATAACGATCAGTTTGTTTCTTGAACCAATCGGCCACTTTAGCCAATTCATCTAATGAACCAGACATAGTAAGGTCGCCACTATGAATCAAAATATCACCTTCCGGCAGGTTGACCTTATCGTGTTGTCCGTGCGTGTCTGAAATTAGTATTAGTCGCATAGATATTTACCAATTTATTGTGTAGAATGCAGTATAAGTAGTACATTCATATTCACTTCCGTTAGTTTCCGAATATGAATAATGCTCTTGTGGATTAACGCTCTCCTCAATAATATAACCGGACCTTCTATATTCATCAAGAATTTTAGTAACTTCTTTAATGTAAGGATGAAATTTAAAGGCTTTTTCTGCCTCTGTTCGATAATCATAGCCGGGTTGTAAATCTTTAGTACAATAGGTCTTTCCGGCTTTAACTGCATCTGCTATCTCAGAGTCTAAGTATGATTTAAACCAAAATAAGTAATCTTTTTTATCTTTCTTTGCTTTTTCGATAGCTTCTAAAGCTTTATTTTTCTCTCTTTCTTCTCTTGCCTTATTTCTATCGTCTACAACTTTCTGGGCCGTTAATCGCGCCGCTTTAGCGTTCATAATCATGGCTTCCAACTCCCTCTTGGAACGAACTTCACATCAACATTACGATTATACACCTTTATAACAATTAAATCAAGGTCTTTGTGATGAACCGCATTATGGCAGGTGATACAAAGGCATAAAAGATTGTTCAAAACGTCTTTACCGCCCCGGCCCTTAAACTTTATGTGGTGGGGCGTTAATCCGGCCCGATTATGACAATAACGACATTTCCAGTCATCACGAATATAAACTTTTAAAGCGAGACTTTTAGAAATCACCGGGCGGCTCTAATTCATCTTCTAAATCTTCTGCTCTCCTATGCTCTAAAATTAGAGCTTCTCGCAGTATAGTAATTACTTCATCTTTCTCAGCAATAATCTCTTGCATCGTAGTTCCTGTATTCGGTTGTAGCTGGACTGCACGGTCGTCCCATAGTTCGTACATGTGAAAGTCTTTTTCTGCTGTAATTGGTAGAATCTGGCCGATATACTTCAGACACCACTCTTGTATCAATCCTTGTTGTAATTTATGCTGATCAGGAAATTCATTCGCGCCGTTTTTATAAACTCGGGCAGTCATGATCTTAACATTCTTTCCTTCTTTTAACCATTGCTTCACACGATTGACCATCTTCGGTATCGGCGCACCAATTGAACCATCATTTCGCCAACCATCGTAGATAGCGAGCGAACCGTCTAAATCAACTCCAATCCAACCTTTATCATGGGACATAAACTGCTACCTCCGGTAATCTCTCAGTTCCTTCTGTATACGTTAACTTTCTCTCAACCGTGTAATAATAAGTCTTTTCAGTTTCGGGCGGATTATCAACAAATTTGGCATCTTGAAGATGTTCGGTTTATGACTTCATAATACCCGCCCCTCGTAGTTGATCTTAATACTGTGTCATAAGAATTACTATCCCATTCAAGATAGACTTGATGATTGCTGACGTTCGCCCGAATTGAAGAGGCAAACGCGGTTAGAACGGCCAAGACTGTTATAAAACTGTAAAGTGTTACAAAAAATTTCACAAATAGGACGGTCCCTTACCGTTGTAACCTTCTTGAACTGTGCTATAAGTTGTAGGCATAACTTTCTCAATCACTGCCCGAACTTCCTCATTTTCCCAAGCAATCGGCCAATTATGGCCCTGTGCCTTCTGGATTAAAGTTCTAAGAATTCTTAATTCATGATCATCAAATTGAACATTAAACGACATATTCACCTTCTAACGTTTCAGACTTTAATTCGCCAGCTAAGAATTGATTGGCCGGATTCAAAAGATACTCAACACTAATCATTTCTAACGCTTTACCGTCACTATAATCCTGTGCCATACCTTCTGAGTCTTTAGATGCAGTTCCGAGATTCTTTTTACAAAGCTGGAAGGCAGGTGTAACGGTCTGTTCAAATGCTTGTTTGTTAAGGCAAATATTAACCCAAACAGTGTCGTTATCACCGACAAATCCTTTAAGCGTTCGCACATAACTCTTCAATTCACCAATAGTCATATCGGGCGCTTTTGTTACTAATCCGCGCACGATGTCACTCATCAACTCAGTACTTCCATCCTCTTTCTCGTATGTGATCGCCCGACCTTCATTATCTGTTACATCAAGGCTAGAAATCTCCCTCAGCTTCCCGATACCAACAGGTTCATAGACCTCTCTCGGTATTTCTACTTCACCCATTACGTCTACCATACGAACTAGATAATGGGCCTTACTCGTTTTCAATTCTAGCCCTTCGATATACTCAGCAAAACTGCCGAAGCCATAATTCTTATAAAATCCATTCCTTTTCACTTGGTACAAAAGTTCTGCCAAATCAAACGTTGACCTATTTATCGAGTAAATCAACTTCTCAAGTTTCTTACGTGTCTCTTCAGCTTCCCCTGCAACCGTTTCCCCTACTATCGCATAGGGAACCATCATTTCATTCATAATTTTCCTAATTTTACATCAGACAGATTGTAAGGTAAGCGGGCGGTTTCCATATATACCCAATGTGTAGTATATGGAATGTCTAAAATATCTAACATATCATCGGCTTCATAAGAGTGATTTTCTCTTACTAATTTGCCGTTAATATAGATACCAACCCAATCGCCCGAATTGTCATTAACAAATACAATATCTTGTTTTTTCATTTAAACCTTTTTAAAGGGGCGGCACAAACTTATACCATGTACCGCCTCCACCAACTAGTCAACTAGACTAGATTTCAATGTATTCCTGCTCTCCCGGCTCACTCAACTCTGAGACGACTTCAATTTCAGCTACTCCCGCTGCTTCAGCCTTCGCCTGTTGTTTCTGAGTAGCTAACTTACTGTTAGTATACTGGATGAAAACCGGCCCGAATGTCGCCTTTTCTTCCTCGGCTAATCGACGGAATTCAGTCATTTTAAGGACAAAATTCTTTTGATTTCCGGGCACAACCGTGATCTTAAAGCGAACATCGAAAATATTAGGATTACCGCCCGATGCCTTAATCGTTAACAATTGGCGCATGATATTCTTCATGCCCTTCTCAAATTCAGCCTGAGACGCGCCACGGATGTACATCTGAAGTGGAAGCTTCGTTGCTGTGTCAATAAAGACTGCATAATACGTAGTTTCACACTTCGGAATTAGATTACGCTTCTGGAGATTGGGCAACTGTGACTCGCGCCACGGCCCCCAAGCATCATTATTATCGGTATTATGACGACAATTCGCGCAGAGGATTGATTGAGGATCAACGGCCCGATCATCCGGGCGAATATTATCACGGCTGAAGCACATCAATGTGTCTGGACTCTTATTCTCTCCAACGTGATAGTTCTTAATTTCCTTAGGCATCGCCAGAAGCGCAACTGTCAACTCAGTGAATACTTCGCCCGTTTCTTTCACATAAAGTGATCCCGGCTTGACATTCTCTTTCAGAAAGGCATCGGACATATTCTGTACGATACTCAGCGTAGCAGGAGATAATTCAGCAAACTTACCTGAATAATCAATCCCCTGACCGCCCTCTTGTAATTGGTTCTGTCCCACGATAGCTAAAGCTGTACTCATTTATTCTCCTGTCTCAATAAAATGTTCAATTCGAGCAACTGTTACTTTCGCATAAGCCTTAGTTCCCGGCTTAATCGCTTCGAGTCGTTTTGCAAATTCATCCGGCCAACCAATATATTCCCCGGTTTCATCATTATATTCGGCTTCCCAATATTTCAAAAAGAAAAGTTTTGCCGCTTCAAGATAAGACAAACCTAACGCTTCAGCAGCCTGTTTAGGCGTATTCCGCGAAAATTCATAAACTTCAATATCAGAATCAAAATTTTTAATAATCTGTTTTGGTTTAATTATTCCAGAAAGAATGCAAAGATTTCCAGCAATACAGCCTACAGCGCCACAGGGCGGCTTTTGTTCAACCACAGTAGCTTCATAATAACTGCTGTTTTCTAATTCTCGTAGTTGTTCTTTATCTTTAAATATCTTTGGATCAACGATTTCTCCCCAAAGTGTGAGATTAAATCGTTTTGGTTCTTCAAGAATGTAAGCTTCAAGTTTACGCAGTAGATCAACCGTTTTCTTACTCAGTTTCGTTTTTGTCATGTGAATCTCCTCTATTTAATTTAATCAATTTCTTGATATACGCCCGATGCCGTTCCTCAGCCTGTTCATAGTTAATGATACAAATTGAGACATCAGCAATACGATCAATCTCAATTACATCGTCCCGATGGACACTTGGAAATGTTAAATCTAACATTATCCCCTACTTACGCCCTTAATTCGGCCTGTTCCTTCACAGTGAGGACAATAACTCTTTTGTTCAGTTAAAGCTTCTAATTGATCGTCAAGATCATAAAAATGATTCCAAGCCATAGACAATTTTAAATCAAGCTTATCGGCAATTTTATTGGCTTTATCATACGCCTTTTGAAGCGCATTGACATTAATTTTCTGCTCTTTAAGCAATTTCTTTAACTCTTCTTTAGTTTTAGCCATTATCTTTGAACCTCAGCAAGATCGGCCACAAATGTAAACGGTTTTACCTTCTCACCACTATCAAATTTTTGAACAAAGATATCGTTTTTAGCTGGCCCGTAATACGTAGTAGTAAACCCGCCCAATGTACCTGTTACATCACTGCCGCCGACATCTAAATCCTTAAAACCCAAATCACGCATAGCATAAGCAATCGGGCAATATTCTGGATTATGCGGCTTACCTTTATCAATATGTTTCTGTGTCACTGATACTTTCAACTTTGTAGGAATACATTCAAGCTTCTTTGACATTTATTTTCTCCTCATTAGATTATGACTGATTATACCAAACCCACCGGATGATTGTCAAGATATAACTTCAAGCAATATTCACAGGGATTGCCATTATTACATCTTGGCCGATTTTTGCCTTTATAACGCGCCCAATTCTTACACTTCACTTTCAATTCAGCTTCCTTTGCCATCTTCACACGATCTTTTATCGCCCGTTTTATGAAATCTTTCTTAACTTTCATTCGGGCTTCAACAACTTCGATTGCCCGAGTCAAGTCTAAACAGGCTAAAAATGCATCCAAATCTTCTTCAAATGTTTCCGGCCCTAATCGCCAAGGTTCAAATTTACCGCTAGTTTTATCAAGACGTAAAACCCACCGATCAATTTTATTATTTTTTTGTAGTGCAAAGGCTTCTTTTATCTCCAAGAACTCCTCCGCAAAATACACCCAATCGTTGAATGACAAACATTATATTTTTTTGCTAAGGCTCTGTGAGTAATTTTATGTTCAATGTATTCATTGCGTATTAAATCAACCTGTTGTTGAGTTAATTTTGCTTTAGCTGCAAATTCTCCCTTTGGATTAATTAGTAATCCACGCCTTACAGCGTCTTGCATGTTTTGTTTATGTGTTCCTTGTTTAAGATGCGAAAATCTAATACACGGAGGATTATCGCATTCGTGTAAAACATCTTGAACCGGCCATTCTTTTGTTTCTAAATATATTGCAACATGGCTGGCTCTAACTACTTTATTTCCATCCCATATAAGACCATAACCTAACGGATGATGGCCCCCAATCCAAAGCCAACAAGGACCAAGATCAGTGTATATAGTGGGGCCGTTTTTATCTACTTTTTGCCAAAAACGGGCCTCTAATGTTTTAAGATATGCCATATTCCTCAATTAATGCCAATAGATAGGCCGCCGTTTGATAGCAATAGTCAGGATATAATGCGTTTGAAGTTTTCCAATCAACCACACTTAACCGTCCTTTAAATTCTTCAGAACAACACAAAGGATCATTACAAGAATCAATTAGAGCTAAACCGTCAGTAGTTCCGGCGAATTTATGCTCTTTAGAATATACTTTTTGTTCTGTACAAACCCATTTAACATTGTGCTTTTTTTCCCAATCGAGAGCAGCATTAATACAACTAATGGCCCGTTCATCTTCTGGTAAAGGATTATCTAAAATACAAAACTGATTTAATTGATTTTCAATATGCTTTTCCAACCAACTATGCGCTAAATGGCCAATATTACCGGCTTCTTCAAGTTTTTCAGTGTGGGCCGACTTAGCCTCTAGAACTAATTTTTCAAACTCGGCCCTTGTACTTGGTAAATCTACCGAAGCCAATAACTTTTGACTCATCATTTTACAGCCCCACGCTATTAAAGCATTTGACTTATCAATAATATGAACAATCTGGGTAACTGATGGGATATTAACTAATTGATCACCATCTACGAGAAGATACTGGTGCTCGTCCTTATCGAATCTTAACTCGATTGTATCATTATAAAAGCGATAAGACTCTGAAATTCCACCCCATCGAGCGGCTGCTGCATCTAAATCTAACAACTAATCCTTTCTAACAATTACGCTGATACAAATCATAGCCGTCTTGTTTGAATAAGTGCCGTAAACGGCGGTACATAAACGAAACTGTGTCTTTTAGTTTCTCCTGATCGCCCGATTTACATAATTCCATGTAATACCAACGAGTACGTTCCATATCGTGTTCATTCGCGCCCGTTGTAGCTCTTGCCCACGCTAAAAGAAGTCCTTGATCCGGCTCAATCTTCAAGATAGCATCCTGTCATGCCGTATTTATTCAAAACAACTGCCCGAGCACCAAAGACGTTCGTCACAAAAGCGCCACCTAACCAATAAAAGAAATGCCCGTCGTTATAAGGGTTATAATAAATCGGCATTGCTAATCGACCAAAACGATCAGTACCAAATGCGCTGCCTGTATCAGTTTCATCGCTTGATTTCGGCCCATTTATCTTCACTTTAATGTTTACATATCCAACCAAAACCGTATATTATCGTAAAAACCCAAATGATAGACAATAACCAAAAAGTTTTTTTATAACCGCGTTCAAAGGCCAATAATGTTCCGACAACTGAGGCAATAAATGCACCAGCAATTAATAATACTGTTCCTACTAATATAAATCCGCACCATAAAGTTGATAAAAATTCAATCATTTTTTCTCCTCAATTCTTTCTATGTCTTTCATTGGTATTTCAACCGTGTGTGGCTTCTTTCCCTTATAGCCCGCTATTGGCTGTACTGTCCCCGTTTTATCGGTCGCCCGAGTTAGGTATCCAATTCTCCACCCCTCGTTGTAGTACCTAACTAACGTGTTATCAACAACTCGGACAATATCAAATACTCGGGCCTTCGCTCTACGATTCTTCTTTTCAGCCATGTATTATTATATCAAATACAGTAAGAGAAGTCAATTATAATCCAACCGCCTTAGCGAATGCTTTACTAGCCTGATCGTCGTTTACCTTCAAATATTGCCCTGTCGATGAGAGTGACTTATGCCCGAGATAGGCTTGTACTTCGTTTAATTTCATTCCGCCCTCTAATGCAAGCATGGCTGTTGTATGTTTTAATTTATGAGGGGAACACTTATGATAAGGAATACCGGCTAATTTTCCATACCGATGCATCAACTTCTGGAACCAGCGAGTAGAAAAAGGGAAAAGTCGGCCTGTTAACCCGACCGAAGCCGCTAACTTTTCAACTGCTTCCCTTTCTACTAATAACGGTTGTACTGTCTTCAGACTACCCTTCAATCGCTCGACAGTCAAATAGCCGTCTTTCACTTGACTTCCACGCATCTGAGTAACTTCACTCGCTCGAAGTCCGTGGCTATAAGCGATTAGGATAGCGAGATAATGTACTTTGTTAACTTTCGCGGCCTCTAATAGCCGTATTAACTCGTTCTTATCAAGACTTTTCATATTTCATAAACCTGTACAACATCTTCGACTTTATTGGCCTTTAAACTATTGACCTGATCAATCCAGTCAGCAGTAAATTGATACTTGAACTTCTTGATAATCTTTTCCTTCGCCTCACTCTCATTCCGGGCGAACGTTGTGTAATGATAAACTTGTCGATCTAACCGAAGAATTAAATGATACATAGACAACTCTTTTTCATTCACTACGGGCGGGACTTCAATCAATTTAGGTACTTCCAACTTAAAAGGGTTAGTTACCGGCCATGAAACTGTCAATTCTGGGTTAATTTTCTTTCCATTATCCTCAACTAACTTATACGCCCCGGCCTTTATAAAATAATCATCATGTTTAAAACATGAAGCAAAATAAACAGTTTCATCCTTGGGATAAACTTTATGATATTCAAACACCTTGCCCGATAATTCGCCCGGTTTTCCACATTGCGGGCAATAACCATCATAACTAAGTTTATAATAACTACTTGTATGCTTAGCCTGAAACACGCCGTATTTCATTGCCTCTTCGGGCGACACCTTCGTCCAAGATGAATAGAAATGCTCATGGGCCGTACACGGCATAAATGGAGCGTCCGGCACGATATTACTTACTAAATAAAGATTATTTGACGGCACGCCCGAATGTTTACCTTGAAAGTGACCTTCAGCACAAGGACAAGGATCATAGTGTAAATATATCGGCCCGGATTTAACGATATAACCTTCCATACAGTATTCAGTCTAATTCAAAAGAAAAAAATTGATCTGTTAAAACAGTCGTATATTCATTTTGACATCCAACCCAATAGCATTTTGTATTAGAATTTAACATCAGTATCTCCAAAAATTTGAACCCCGTCTTTCGTCTCTAGATATGAAAGATCATAAGTTGGAATATCTACTCGAACACGGACAGGCAATAACGCCCGTTTCATCATAAACTTTCCATCCCTGACATACTCTCTCGCCGTTTTCTTCTTCAGATTGACTAGGTAAGCATCCTTTGGCCCGGTCCAAGCGAGACAAACTCCGTGTGGTAGTTGTCCATTCATAAAAGCGGCCCGGACTGTTACCCGTCTCGGCTCAGGACGATCTTGATTGATAATCGTCTGACAAAGCTTACGCCTCTTTTGATTAACTTCTTGTTTCATAGTCCTAATCGGGCCAATTCTTTCCTTGCTTCTATAATTTCTTTATCTGTGGCTGTAATTGGATATAATCTATGGCCTAACTCACCACTATCGGGCATTTCAAGATCATTAATTATTCCTATAGATGGGAACTTATTAAGCAATTTTACAATTGCTGAACGTTCTCGCCGTTTTTTATTCATTCTATTAGTTTCATTCATAAATTTGCCCTTCGGTTAGGACGATTACACCATTAGTCATGACTATGCAGGATTCTACTGCCCCTGAAGGTCTTTTGAGCTAAACGCTCTAGAATCGGGCCGATATACAGCCCTCATCCACAACATTTATCTATAATATAATAATATAATTGCTTTCTAATCAAGGCCGTTCTATGTGGATAATTGTTAACGTGGCACCCACTGACCACAAATCCTTAACTAGTTTTCGAGTGTGCTCTTGGTTAATTGTTAACTATTCCATACGTCTTAACATCGCCGTTCAGATAATAAACCTTAACTGCTGGTATATCCTTATCGGCCCAAGATGATGTATATTTTTCAGCCGGTTTACCATAAACTTCAGGCTTTTCAGTGCCATCTTCCCAAGTAGGATACCACCGGTCACCACAACATTCGCAATCATGGCCTTTGTCAACGCCGTCGAAATAGACATCAAAATCATGCGCCCTTTCGTTAGCATGTTCTGTACTATTAGCTTCAACGATCACGTTTAACGCAGGACCACCAAATACCCCGCCTGAGTTATTTTGGTGAAATGTATAAAACTTTGTCATACTTCCTCTTTTCTTAGTCTTCATAAGATAAGACATCTAGCATCATATCTATTTCATCACGCAGTACTTCCAAATTTTCTTTTGTCTTCCCGCGTGGTACAGTCGTATCGCTAAACATCTTCGTAATCCCGTCTAGCGCATCTTCGTACAGTTCATCATTCGTGTCCATACTCTCCCCTTTATATCAAATTTGTTAAGACTTGTCAATTACTCTTTTCCAGCTACAGCGGCTTCAGCTAACGGTACTTTAGCCATCTGTTCAATATAAAACTCTTGCATCGTTGTTTCAATTGCTTCATCACAATAATTCTTACGAACCCATTCAATCGCCTGTTTCGGCGTATAATTCAATACCATAGTCATCATTACAGCTAATGCTGTACCTGTCCGACCATGACCGCCTGTACAAAAGACTAACATGCGAAGCTTATTATCTTCAAGATATTTCAGTAGTTTGGCCCAAAATTCTCTTGGCATCCTAATAACACTATAATCCGGCCAATCTAATTGAATTTCTTTGAACTGACAATTCATTTCCTCGAACTCTTCTAATTCAGGGATAGGTATGATATGCGGCTCTTTAATACTAGTGAATGTCAGATTTAAGACAACATCATAATCATTTGCATAGCTTTGGCAGTCAATCTTTTTCCCGGCCCATACTCCCCACCCCTCGCCCGCGATAATATGTTGTGGCCGATGCGTACAGGAATTATTAGTCCCGTAACTTCCTGTATATGTATTCGTCCCGCCCTTCGGTTCATACGCCTTCAACTGTCTGCGGATAGCTCCAAGCTTACAGGTAGAAAAATGACATCCATTCCGGCCATCACATTCCTTACAAGTGCCTTTAAAGTCGTCATTACCGCCAACGATACGGTCGGCCATTTGACTCACTGTTGCAGGATCATCTGAGACTAAATCGTTCAAACTCTCACGATTCATTTCTTTCAACTCTTCAGACAAAGCCTCAGCGTCACTTATCAAGACTCCATCCATATCAGCGACATCAAATTCTTGATCACACTGGCAGCAATAACATGTCTTTTCATCGTCATAGATATAAACGAAGTTATCACTCGTACAGTGTGGGCATATGACAGTGACTTCCCGCCATTCTCCCGGTAACTGTGTCGTATCTTTGATATGTTCTTTATTCGTCTCTGTCAATTCGTCTCCCCACGCCTGTTTATCCCAACGATTTTGTAAATCTTCTCTCGTATTGACGCCCGGCAAGTGTTCCCAATGGTCCTTAGAAGGGATTCTTAAATTCTTATTAATTTGATCGGCCAGTGTCAAAACTTAATCTCCTGATCGACTAGACCGAATGCCTTCGGCTTTGTCAAAATATTCTCTGGCAATTTGAATGCATAGTAACCCTTATCAGTCCAAGAACTCATTGTGTTCATTCGTAGATACCAATGTTTACCAAAAATACCTTGGACTAGCGGAATTGAAGATTCATTTGCATTTAATTTTCCATGATTCTGCAATCTTCTTAATATGGTCCATTTCTTCAGCCGGAAATAGATAATTAGAACAGGCCGTAACTAACTCACCGTTAAGTTTATATTTCACCGTGAAGCTTCCATCACTAAATAACTTAAACTTTGCCTCAGTAGCATTACCTATTGTCGGCCATAAATCTCCAATCTTGTCAGTTTTTGGAAGAGGAACTTCAATCTTATCTTCTTTATGATACTTATGAAGATGATTCGGTTCAGTTCCTTTATCCCGCTCTCTCATTTCATCCCGCTTCGCGCCCTCTTCATCAATTTCTTCTAACTCGATATGATGCTTCCCCTTGAACCAATCGCAAACTTCCTTATCGCTTTCAGCCTTCAGGATGACATCATATAACATCGGCGCGATTCCTAACAACGTGATGCTCGGGTTTTTCGCTGTGATATTCATCACGTCCTGAGAAATGAATTTGTCAAACGCCCATCCATTGTTATGAACGGCGTTCACGCATTTATTCAAATTCTCTAATGCTTTCACGATGTTACCATCAAGTAATTCATTGAACATCGCACTTGCGAAAGCACCGAATGTATACCATTTCTTACCTCCGAATGATCCCGGCCATTCAGGATTATTAGCAAATGAAGCTAACGCTTTTAAATATCGTGTCCGTGTTGAACTGTTCAAGACTTTATTCCATACACCCTTATACACGATATTACGGGCCGGTTTACGCTTCCTGCCCGGTTCGTGACGGAATTCACCTAACGCGGCTGTAACAGTCAGTCGGTAAGCACAGCCCATTGCGAAACCAAGAAGAACGTCTTGACGGCCTAACCAAACTGATGTACTATGACAACCTGTGACCATTGCATAAGCAGCATCTTGAAAAGTAGTGTCATGAGTCGCACCGAGGACAAAACCCTTCCTGATGTCATCTAACTTTGGCTCATAAACCTCAGTATTCGGGCGAAGAGTCTCACCAATGACGGGTTTCCGAGAAATTAGAACAGGAAGCTTCGCTAGAACAGCATGAACTGCATAATGCGAAGCAAGGCTTCCTTCAGGATGATAAATACACGTCCCTCTTGGGAATTCCTTCGCTTTCGTTTCCCACTCTAATAGGTCACCTTCTGCAAGAACGATATTCTTAACTTCAACTTCTTCAGGAATGTAATCCACAGTATTAGGAAGTGCCGGGCCATTCCGCAATTGAACGAAGTAGTTAATTAATGAAGTATCATATTCATACTTCTTAGCCCATAACAATTCGACATAAGGTGTCTCTGTAATCCGGGCCGCACTCAAAGCTTGTGACCATCCCCAACTATCTCCCGGCATTCCTAATGCTGGAATACAACGTGAAGAGTGCCCTGCTGTAGCTCCATCATTGCCTTTTCCAATGACTAGCTTTCCTGTCGTCCAAATGCCCGAATATTCAGCTTTGATAAACGGCATCACAATAAACTCGGCCCGATCTTCAGCTTTCAACGTCTCTTCAAATAGCTTCTCAGCCTCTTCAACTGTATTGACCGGGCGGGAATCTACGAAGCCGTGGCGCGGAACCATAGGACAAGGACGAACGAACTTATTAACCATTCGACTGAAATCTCGCGCCTGAAACAGACCTAACTGTTTCTGAGTGATTAACTTCTCTTCTCTAGTAATTTCAGCCTGAAGATCATTCATTGCTGCTTCAAGATAAATCTTTTGATGATACTTGTCAATTGAAGCTTTTAGAATTGTCTTCAACTGTTCCAATCTTTCTTTCTTCTCTGATAATTCAACCGTCAAAATCGGGCGGTCATAAGGCGATTCAAAATTGAAATGTTCAACTCCATAGACATCAAATGCAGGAGTCAGGAACCCGTTTGTTTTCAATGCCTTCAATCCTGCCGCCTTCTGTGTTCGGTACTCAGGATTGACTGCCGTTGCTTGTCCTACTTGTGCCATTTTTTATTCCTCAAAAATTGAATGTATCAGATACAGAATTACTTGTCAAGCTTTTTTAAACGTGGATTATATTTTGTTAATTCTAGCTGTGCCAGATAGTTGCCCGCGTCTTCAAGAAATTCTTCGCCGTGATATTTAGAAATGTTAAACACTTTTTTAAAAAAGATTCGTGCTTCTTTAGTGTTTTTCAAATCATTGTCTTCTAAAAACCGCTCGTAATATCCTTCAGGAAAATAATATTCTCTTCTTTTAACTGTTCCGCCCATAAATATACTGAACCAGAATACTATAAGTGGAATTAGAGCAATAGCGCCGATAATGAATTTCAATGTCTTACCTCCGTCAAATGTCCGTTTTTACAACTGATGACTTTCGGGCCGGGCATATCAATTGTTACATGCGCGGATTCTTCGGGCCGTCCCATCACAGGTTCACAGGAAGTACAATAAACTCGGTAAGAAATGCCCGGTTTCGTATTAGTCCTCGAACCGTTTGACAACGTTTTCTTTCTCGTTGCCAAACCTCTGATTTTATAAAGTCTTTGATCACCGTGTTTTGCACTCATTTATTTAACCTTTCGATGAAGATGTAGATTTTACCATTCCGCCCATGAACATACTGAACCAAAACGCTTTCCAATATGTCAATGCCCCACCGAATACGAATGTTAGAAAAGTGGACGAAAATAGGTAATTGGTAACCCACATGACTAACAACACGATTACGCCGAATACCGTAACAGCGCCAACTACTGTTAAAACTGTTTTCATTTTTTCTCCCTTACGAGTGATTGGATGCTACTGTTCAAAATTAGATTCAAAAAAGCGTTCTTTCCTTCTCTAAATTACAAACGACACAATAGCGCCGTTGAAAGCAGAACGATGATTTACTCCATACCGACCATGTATGGAACCAATGCCAGCTTTGTAGCAATTTCTTAAATTTATTCAAAATGTTATCTCCTAGTCTGGAATCCTGAAACGCACCGAAGCCAGAAAAACTTGACTAACGGAATCGTAAAAAGCACCGAAGCCCAAATATCTCACGATAGCCCGACAATTGTCAAGCGAAAAAGTTAACCGTTACAAAAAAAGATTAAACTAATTTATTAGTTTCTTAAGAACGTAACATCCACCTAAGATGTTGAAATTGTAGGGCCATAGAAGCAATCCATTCGACAAAGGTTAATCCCTGCCGTGGCCCATCAAAACAAACGTGATCCCGCGATACATAACTACCGCACGCACAAGTACGCTCCCTGTACTGCTGTCTTAGCTCTCGCTCCAAATAAGCGATTCCGTTTAGTTTTCTGTTCCATAGCAATTAGATGGCCTAACGCCGTGGAAGATTCAAAATTTTTTAGGGATAAACTAGGGTATCAGTCGAGGGGATGTGCTGTACCATCACAGCTTCTTGAGAATTAAGCTTGCCTATCGCGTCTGCAATGGCCGTTATTTCGTCTACGGGCCGATCTGAGAGGTCAATTACTAGGGATTGCTCTTTGACTCCATGCCAAACGCCAATAGCAGAAAAAGCCGTACAATCGCCGCAAAGCGAAAGTACGGCATCGAAGTTTTTATTCTCTGTCAGAATTCTATACATCGTAATCCTGAGACACGAACGCGGCAGGATTCCGCATTGTAAATGTTAAAGGTTTAACCGCTTTGACGTAATCAGCCGGAATCGGACACTGGCAGGTTAGCCCGTCGAACATATCCGCCTGTACGTCCGTTTCTAGCTGAATATCCTCGGGAATGTCTAATTCGACAATAGCCGGATTAGCTTTCCTCTGTGTCCTTCCAAGCTTGATTAGTTTTAATCCGCCCCATGGAAGTGCTTCGCCCGGTTTAGCCCGTTCATACTGTGCGCGGAATTGAGCAAACATCTCCGCTACATCTTTCCTCCGAGTGACATAAACCCTTGGTTCATTTTCCATCGGAGTATTGCCGCTTTCATCACGCAATTTCCATCCATTGTCAGATCGCATCGTATTAAAGGCTGTTTCTCTGTGCGGAATCAGCCCGATTTTACGAATTTGTCTAGCCGCCGATAAGGTAGTGCCGTGGTAAACAATCATCGGCCTAACCCTCGGAATAAGGATTCGATTGTCATTCCCTTCGTTTGATCTTGATAAGTGCTAAGGGAACGACGTTCATTATCTTTGTCGAGGTCAGGAACCATCAAGTTTGCTAATTCCCAAGCCTTTTTTTCAGCAGGAACCTGAGAACGGACGTTACCAGTTAACGCAATTTCCATTACGTTAATATTCCTGTGCGTTTGATCTTGTGAAACGATTGAAACAAAATGACCTAACTCATGAGCCAATGTCGTTTGAAAGTCTTTTTGTGTCTTGACTCTGAAATCACCATATTTCTTATCCACACTCCCACCGTTTACGGTAATTTCAAAGAGGTTAAAAGATTTTTGTTGAGTAACACTCGAATCGGGCGAATCGGGGTCAACGTATAGATCGAGAGTAGCAATTTTACGTCTCAATTATTTTCCTCTAGGGTAGTTACCCTAATAGCCCGTCTCCGAACGGGCTAATGTGAGAACTACCGAACTACTCATGAAAAAAACCTTTTCCGATTGAACGGTCAGCCCACAATTCCCCGCCCAGATGGATTAGGCGAACAATGAATCCAGCGAAAGAGAACTTTGCTAAACCGTGTTCTCCGACAATCGTAAGCGTAATTGCGATAAACAGGAACACGCCGGCATGTTTAAGCTTAGGGTGTTTCTGTCCTACAACGTGCGTGAGTATTACGATTTTTCTTAGTCTCTTCATCTACCAAATGCCTGTAGGGTCGGAATTGCGTCTCGAATCCTTTTCCCGTTGAATGCAATCTAATACAGTGTCAGCCCCTTCAGTATGGCAGACATGAAAATCGGAATCATCCGGGCGTACATTCGCACCGATAGGGGAAACTACCGGAGTAATAGACGCGCCTTGATGATTGAAAATGTAAGAAGCGTATTCCTCGGGCCAAGTACCAGACGGAAGATGATTAGCCTTATGGAATTGTTCAGCCGCTTTCAGCGTTTCAGCTAGATCAGCAACAGAGTAGAACGTTACAACCTGTCTAATCTGTCGATTAATAGGGGCGATTGCAGATTGTCTCTTCATTCGTCTATCCTAGAGGGTAGTTCCCTCAATCGCCCGATTCTAATAAACTAATCGGGCCAATGTGAGCACTACAATTTAGGTAAATAAGCCTCTGATTCTTCTGATAATTCCCCGCCGTCTTCATGATCGAGGAGAATCATATCGTGCTTTACTAATATATTAGTCACTGGTGAAATCATAGTTTCTTCCAGATAATTAGCAAAGCACACTGTTACATCAGCGCCGTTTAGCAATTTTTGGGCTAATGTATGGGCCGTCATTAGTCATCCCCTACAATTTTTTCATCAAACGATTTAAATTCTTCGGGCGAATAATCATCCAATTCGTCTGAAAAATCATCTTCGTCATCTGACTCGGGCGATTCGGTATGATCCATGATTGTAGTCAAGAGATGGTTATAGTCTCCTGACTTAGCTTCGTCTAATACGACCTTAATTTCCGCAGCCGTCCAACCTTCCCGTTGTGCCTGTCTCTGGAAAGCGCCCATGATAGAAAACGCATTCCCATCTAGCCCGACTAATTCAAGTTTTACTTTTTTCATTCATTTTACCTCTTTGATTAGATTTTGACTACATTACGGCACCCCTACAAAGTAGGATGCCGGATGAGGTCAAAATACTTGCGCTATCGCGTCTCCAATGACTAACGCGATTAGCGCGGCAATCGAGAGAATCAAGTAATAGTCTAGATTACGCATCAGGATAAATCCTCTCTCCAACCTGTTCACCGTAGATCGGTAGATAGGGCGAGACATCAAATCCGCCGTCATGAATGGGTACCTGATAGACTAATTGACTCATTCCAGTTTGATTAGCAAGCTTTACTCCCTTGTCTACCGCTTGCTCAAAACTGAGAGGAGATGGTTGTGGGAATCTCATCGAATGCCCCACAGGAACGTTATCAGGCATCCTAATAGCCCACAAATGCCTGAAACGAAGATCATACCGAAGAAAAATACAATCATCGTTTCCCCCTCTTCACTGACTCAATTTTGACAGTCTCGCCGTTAACGAATTCAGAGAACAGAAAACCCTTTGCGCTTTTCTTGTCTGTGGCGTCGATGACGGCGCGATATTTGAATCCGCCATTAACCCGGTAGTCAATCGAGTACGGATTAGTCTTCCTCGGTACGAGAGAATCATGCGCGATTTGGGCAATGTGATTAATCGCGGAATCGGCATTCATTCTTTGACCGTTAATCATGAACGTTTGTGCGAGGTCATTATCCGTATCGTAATTCCGAGTACGGACGATAGCGGCAATCTTTTCTAATGCTGTCCTCTCCTGCATAAGCTTTTATCTCCCGGAGCTAATTAGCTCAATCGCCCGTCTGCGAACGGGCCAATGTGTTAATTAATAAAGCGAGATACCTAACTCATGTAATACTTGTGGAGACTCGCTCTCTAACTCCTGATAGAACCGGGACTCTTGAATCGGATGGTTTTGCACGTAATGGCGAACTGTCGATTCGCCTAAAACATCTTCCATTGTCGTTGTATCTGGTACAGTAGCTACTTCGGGCAGGGAATCAACGTATTCCTTCGGATGACCGTTAATCAACGGGCAGGTTTGGTAATGCCCGATAACCCTTACATACTCGCTCGAATTTTCGTTATCGCTTGCCATCGGTAAGCTCCTAATTTTAGTCACTCAATCGCCCGATTCTAAAAAATCGGGCCAATGTGTTACTAAAACTTAATCCTCTTTTCCTTAAACAACCGCATCATTAGGGAATAGGGAGTGTGGAATTTACCTTTTCCCCACAGTGTTTTATCCTCTCGGAAATTACACGCACGTTGTACGTGTACGCCTGAATACGGGCAGGGTCCGCCATTTGCCCAAATGTCGAATGCTTTTCTATTCGGGTGACAAGATGCATCATACATCATTAAATCGGCGCACAATTCGGGCGATACTCTTCCCCACGAAGCGAGTAATACCATTGTTGGTGAGGGTAGGTCAGCCCAACGGAGGTCAGCCGAACTGAGGTTAGCCCAACTGAGGTCAGCCGAACTGAGGTTAGCCCAACTGAGGTCAGCCGAACTGAGGTTAGCCCAACGGAGGTTAGCCCAACTGAGGTCAGCCGAACTGAGGTTAGCCCAACTGAGGTCAGCCGAACTGAGGTTAGCCGAACTGAGGTTAGCCCAACGGAGGTTAGCCCAACGGAGGTCAGCCGAACTGAGGTTAGCCCAACTGAGGTCAGCCGAACTGAGGTTAGCCGCGTCTATTTCCTTGATTAACACGCCTGTGTAACGATTAATTATTTTCATTTTCTCCCCTTTAGCCGATTGGCCGATTTTTGAATCGCACCGAATACCAGAAACATCTAATCATGATACCAAAAAATTGTCAAGAAAATAATGCCTGTGGAAAACTGCCCGAATCTGTATTTCCATAATCTCAAAATGAGATTACAGAGAGTCGAATCCAGTTTTTCATTGTCACTCATTAGAGACTGTCCTACATGCCCGAATTTCAGATGACCTAGAGCCTACCTGATACAGAGATAGGCTCTAGGATTGGCTGCTATTGCAATTGTGAATCATCGCATAGCAGGGCGGAACCCACAATTACGTCATAGT